TTTAACTACAACTATAAACTTTAAAAATTTACTTTCAAAAATCAAAAAAATTTTGTAAATTATATATGAAGAGTGCAATTAAACTGAATAGAAAAGGACCTAGATATAAAGCTCCTCGATTCAATACTTTATCAGCAGAGTGGCTAAGTGAAATAGCAGAGCATCCTGATTCTAAAGTAACGAACGAGCATAAAATCAAAAAGATAATTGTTGAAGCTAATAAAGCTATCGCAGATGCAATTGTTGATTTTAGAGATGGTATTGAACTACCAGAGCAACTTGGCTATATGTTTCTTGGTACTTGTCAACCTAAAGTGAGAAAGAATGTAGACTTTAAAACAACAGATCATTATCTTAAAGTAATACAACATAGAAACTGGGAGAGCGATAATTATTTAGCTAAGATATTTTATACTAACTATGAAACTAAGTATAAATTTAAGTTTAATGACTTGTGGGGATTTAAGGGTTGTAGGGAGTTAACTAAGAAAGTAGGAGTTGAGTATCCAGAGAATTGGAAAAAATACATTCAAGTAGATCATACTTTAAAAGTAGCAAGGCTATACAGAAAGTATCTCTACCAAGAAGAAAAGAAAGTAATTGATAAAGAAAGATTAAAAGATTATAATCCATTAGAACTATGATGAAAGCATTATTAACTTTCCTAAGAGGCCTTATCAAAGGTGTTCATGAAATCAAAGAAGAGACTGAGCAGCTTACTGGTGTATATAGTGTATCAGATGAGATGACTCAAAAGATTAAGAAGTTTGAAGGCTATATGTCTAAAGCATATCCTGATGCAGGAGGTGTGTGGACTATTGGCTATGGCAATACATTCTATGCTGATGGTACTCCTGTTAAACCTGGAGAGACTATCACTAAGTCAGAAGCTGAGAAACTATTCTCAGATGTACTAAATCAGTTTGCTGGTATGGTGTCAGATGTTATTAGAGTAGAGTTAAATGATTGTCAGTTTGATGCATTAGTTAGCTTTACATACAATGTAGGAATTGGTAATCTTAAGAAGAGCACATTACTTAAAAAAGTAAATGCAGATCCTGAAGATGAAACAATTAGAATTGAATTCAATAAGTGGATCAAAGCTGATGGCAAAACACTTGCTGGATTAGTTAAAAGAAGAAAAGACGAAGCAGATTATTACTTTGGTAAAACTTGTAAATAATGGTAGCAACAGTATCAGAAGCAATTAGTAGAATTAGAAATCAGATTAAATCTGTAAACATAGATGCCTTTGTTACAGATAGATATATCTTTTCTCTAATTCTTAAACACGTATCATGGCTCATTAAGAGAGAGGATGATAAGGGTATACTTAGAAAGTATAATAGTATATTTCATACCCTAGATTATTTTTGTTTAATCGATGTAGATAAGGCAGACACTGGTTGTTTTTGTATAGAATCAGGTTGTACTATAAAGAGAAGCAAGGATAAAATTCCTCCTGCGTATGAGGGTAGCTATGGTCCAATCATAAGATCAATTACAAGTATAGATGGAACTACTCCACTTACTTTAACTTATCCTTCTACTTATCAAGCTATGATTAAGCAGAAGACATTTAAATATAACAAGACTCCTTATTACTATATTGTAAATGATTACATCTACATACCTAGTGTAGATTGGCCAGCAATTAAAGTAGAAGGTTTATTTAGATCTGGAATTGGTATTTATAACTGTGATACAGAACACGATTGTATATACAGACAAGATGAGCCATTCTCAGTACCTATGTATCTCTACGCAGAAATGGAACAAAATGTAATGAAAGATTTAACTACTAGTTTACAAGTTCCTCAAGATATTAATCAAGACTTCTTAAGCAATACTAAGTAATGAAGACAGAACTCCAATATAGAAACTTTGATGATTTAATGAATTCTGTTAGAAGTGACTTTTACACTTTTGATCAAGATAACTTTATCAATCCTCAAGAATTATTAAAGATTGCGATTAAGATCAATTATGAACTTGGTTTAAAGATTAATCAGTCTAGAGGTAAAATGATAGAAGTAAAAAATGGCAGAGCTAAACTTCCTGCTGATTTTTATGTAATGAATTTTGCAATGTTGTGTGGAGTTAGTAATGATACATATACAAGTTGTGTATCATCACAAGTTCAGACAATGTATGATCAAATGTTAAAACTTGCAGAGATTACAAATGCAAGACCATTGATCCAAGTAGCAGATCTATCTGTTGGTGATAACATTGTAACTCACAACTTAGCTTCAACTAATATTGTACTTACTGTTCAAAATTCAAATAAAGATTATGTAAACTTTGAATATGTAATCATCAATCCTGATCAAGTAAAGATTAAAGTATTTGAACACTACGCAGGTGCAAGAATTAACATTATTGCTGCTGCTAATATTGTGGCCAATTGTTCTATTAGTTTAGACAATTGTCCAGATGGTTGTAAGATTACAGAGACAAGACCAGGATTAATTAGAGAGTTTCCTAGACCAGTTCCTATTGAAATACTTCCCTACAACTATGGAGAACCAGAGTGTAACTTAAGAAATGTAGGTTCTTATAATTACAGACTTAAGATAAGAGATGGTTTTATTCATACTATAAACTTTAATGAAGGTAGAGTATACATTAATTATGAATCTGTAATGGAAGATGATGAAGGCAACTTATTAGTGCTTGATCATCCTGTAGTTAATGAATACTATGAGTATGCTCTTAAAGAAAGAATTCTTGAGAACTTATTTTTAAATGGAGAGAACACTAGTCAAAAGTTACAGCTTATTCAAGGTAAACTTAGACCTGCTAGAAACAATGCATTAAGCTTTATTAATACTCCTGATTATGGTGAGATGAAGAGAGTGTGGGAGAAAAATAGAAAAGCTATGTATGCTAAGTATTATAATATGTTTAATAGTTATGCGTGGTATGGTGGATTTAAAACTGTAAGGGGACCTTATGAGAATTACTAAAAAAGTAAGAGTAAATACATTCAATTGCTCTATCTTATTTGTAGTAACAACTGAGATGGGAAAGTCAGAAAAGTATTTACAAAAGAAATATGCAAAGGGAACATTAATTCCTGGTACTCCTGCAGCAGAAGCAGAGGGTATTACTATTACTGTTGATGGTGGTTTATACATCGTAATGATAGATACTAAGTTTCTTAATCATAATACAATAGGTCATGAGTTATTTCATGCTGCCAAAAGAATAGCAGAAGATAGAGATATTACAGATGAAGAAACATGTGCTTGGTTGATGGGGTTTCTATGTGAAGAGTTTTATAAATTCTTAGGTAGTGAAAAAGTCAAAAAAGAATTTGAAAAAGTAGATAATCAAAATGGCGGAACAACAAAATAATAATACAGGCAAGACACAGGATGTAAATAGTGTAAAACAAAACACTTATACCAAAGGTCTCTATAAGGATTTTAATGATTCTTATGTACCAGAAGGTGTGTGGATTAATGCTATTAATGCTGTTACAAGTTCTAATTTAGGAGATACTGGTACTATTGGTAATGAGCCTTCTAATCAATATTGCGTATCTACTAATTTTGATATTATTGGTTTAATTAGAAGAGATGCCACTACTTGGGTTGTATTTTCTACAAACGATATAACAAGTGAAGTTGGTATTTTTACAGAGACAGATTGTACATATGAAAGATTAATATCTGCTACTTGTTTAAATTTTAAAAGATCTAATTTAATTACAGGAGCTATTCAATCAAATTATGATTGTAGTTATACTGTGTTTTGGTCAGATGGTTTAAATCCTGATAGAGCTGTCAATCTTGATAGAATCCCTTTACAAATAGAAAAATACACAGGCACTCCAGATTGTCCAATTCCTGTTTACTTTGATCCTCCTAGATTAGATTGTGATAAAACAAGACTTCATTACTTAATAGACACTCCTTGTTTTGAATTAGTAAAATCATCAAGTGCTGGTACATTATTTAATGGATCATATCAAGTAGCTGTTGCTTATTCTATCAATGGACTTAGAGTTACTGACTATTTCAATGTAAGTAATCTTGTATCAATATGGACTCATGAAAACAATGGAGGATCTGTTGATTTACAGTTTAGTACAATTGATAGAAACTTTGAAGAATATGAAGTGGTGTTAATTAGCACCATTAATGAAACTACTCGCGCACGTAGAGTTGGTTATTATAGCACTGCTCAAACCAACCTGCATATTGATAATAACAATGATACTTTAATTGAAATACCTTTAGAAGATATTCCATTAAATCAAGTGATATATGAAACATCTGATAAGATGTTTTTATTAAACTTTACTTTATTGAGAACAGGTATGAGAAGTAAGTTTGATTTTAATTATCAACCACTTGCTAATCAGATTGTCACTAAATGGGTGCAAGCAGAATATTCTGCAGATTACTATATAAAAGGTAATAATGAGACAGGATATATGAGAGATGAGATATACTCTTTCTTTATTAGATGGGTGTATAAGACTGGTGATAAATCAGCATCGTATCATATTCCTGGAAGACCACTGAAACCAGGTTGGGATAATCCACTTGTTACTTCATCTAATCCTGACTTATTACCTTATGACAATGCAGGTCAATCTGCACCTAAGTGGAAAGTATATAATACAGCAATTAGTTTAGGTGGTGTTGGAACACTACCTGATGGAGCTGCTATTAAGAATACTGGGTATATGTCCTATTGGGAATCAGAAGATAGATATCCTGTAAAACCAAATATCTACAACTCCTCAGCATACACGTGGAGTAATATCACAAGTAATCCACCATATAATTGGTCAGTACAAGTAAATAATCCAGTTCACGTTCCTCCACAATATTATCCTGATTATGATTTGTGTGGTATGCCTATACGTCATCATAAATTTCCAGATGATGTAATATCTCAAATCTATAATGATACATCAAAGACTATTCAAATCATGGGGATTAAATTTGAGAATATCAAACCTCCTGTAGATCAAGATGGAAAAGTAATTAAGTCTATCATAGGATATGAAATCTTAAGAGGTAGTAGAGAAGGTAATAGAACTGTTGTTGCTAAAGGCATTATCAACAATATGTATGAGTATAATGTACCTAATCAACCTAATGCAAAAGCACTATATCAAAACTATCCATACAACTCTCTTGAGCCTGATATGTTCTTACGTGCTAATGCATGGTATGAGCCTACAAATCCAAAAGATCATGATGACTCAAGTTTTCCAATGACTACTTACAAAAAGGATTACTTTACTTTTCATAGTCCTGAGTTTAACTTTAGAGGTGCTTACTTGAATCCAAATGAGATTAGAGTTTATGGTCAATACTATGGAACTTCTTATGGTACATACGTTCAACCTTATGGACACCCTAAACATAAAATACCTTCTCATGGTGCTTTCTTAGGATGTTTGCTAATTGGTCTTGGTACAGCAATTCATGGATTACTTGGTAAGAAGACTACAGTAAAAGGTAATAACAGAAGTTTAGTTGGTGGTCTTACTACTGCAGCTGTTGCTGCTGCTGGAGGTCCTGGTGGTGCTGCTGCAGCTGCTGCTACTACAGCATTGGGAGGTACTCAAACATCAGGTGGTGTTAAGGTTGGTACTTCTACAGGAACAGATTCTGCAATATCATTACCACAATTAAATACAGAAAGTACTGACTTAAGTGTATTAAATACTAATACTAGAAAGCCTGGTATCATTGCAGAGTTTATGAGTTTCATTACTCAGATGAATATGATTATTACCATTGGTGGATTTTTACTTGCTCAAGGATTTGGTAATGCAATGAAAGCATTAATGGAATTGCTACCTTTTAGACAGTATGCACTTCAATACAATAGTCATGGATTTTATAATAACTACAAAATTCCAATTGCTCAAAACTATAGAAGAGAAATTAAATCTGCTAGATACATAAGATCTACTGTACAAACATTTGATCCTACTTATGTTGTTAATAATCTTTACAGACCAAATACTGTAATGTTTAATACAACTAAAATATTGGCAAATCCTTCTGTAACAGATCGAAGTAGACAAACAGTAAATCAATTAAAGAGTTGGAAGAGTCCTGATCAAAATTATAGTATGCCAATAGCATCTTATTATGGTGGTCTTAAATTAGATTTGAAAAGTGCATATGGACAATTACCTTCTATTGTTCAACTTCCAATATCAGATTGTGTAGAGAAAGTTGTTTTAACTGCTGGCAAACCACATACCTCATCTGTATGTTTTAGAGGAGATGTGTATATCAATCGCTACACAGAAAAGAACTCTTTTCCTTTATTTAATAATTGGTTGTTTGATGCTCCTGATGGAACAGACTTTAATTATAAGTTTTATGCTAATGTTCCTTATCCTAGATATTGGTCTGCATTTGAAGACTTAGATTTTAATGACATTTCTATTAGACCTACATTCCCCAAACTATCTTTAAGTTCTACCAAAGCTTTCTTAGACTTTGCTCAAAAGTATGGACAGTATGTAGTTAATCCAATAGGTAGTATTGTAAATTGGGTTACAGGACCAAGTAAATTTTTCCATTTAGATAGAGATCCAAGTCAATATGGATTTCAACTTCAAAATTTATTAAAGAAAACTTTCTATATTAAGAATGGATATTTTTATCTGTTTATAAATGGAGTAAGAGATTTCTATTGTGAATCTGAAATTAATCTTTCTTGTAGAGATTATGGTGCTCAAATACCTGAGCAATTTTATAATCCTTATGGATATAATGATTTGTATTCATTATTCAGAACAGATATAATCAAAGTTCCTGAGTACTTTAAGTACGATTATAGTTTATCAGCATCTAAAGTAGCAGCTAGTTATATTTCTTGGGGTAAAATGTTATCTCGTGAATTTAACCCTGATGTTGCAGAAACTTGTTTGCAGTATTATCCTACTAGAATGGTTTATAGTTTGCAACAGCAGTATGAACAATCTAGAGATAACTGGAGAATATTCTTAGCTAATAACTATAAGGATTTTGAAAATGTAGTTACTAGTGTGAAGCCAATTAATAGAACAGGTTCTGCTATTCTTTTTGAAGATGCAGTCCCTACTACTATTAATGGAGTAGATGAACTAATAAGTTCTACTGGAAACAAAATAACCATAGGAGATGGTGGATTATTTAATCAAGCATTCCAAGCTCTTACTAATGCTGACTTAGAACTTGAATATGGTTCTTGCCAAGATACAAGAAGTGTTATAAATACACCATTTGGTATATTCTGGATTAGTCAAAGAAATCGTAAAGTAATGCAGTTAGCTGGAAATCAAATAGTCGATATATCAGTTAATGGTATGAGATATTGGTTTGCAGAAAACTTAAAATATAATCTACTAGATACTTTTCCTGAGTATTCACTTATTGATAATACAATTAAAGGAATAGGTTGCCAAACATCATACGATAGTCAATATGAGATTGTATATTTTTCTAAGAAAGATTACAAGTTACTTCCTGGTATAACAGTAGGTTCTGGAAAAGATATTGAGTACATACCTGAAAGGAAAGAGTTTAAAGTAAAATCTTATTCATATAACTTTAAACTTACTTATGGACCAGGTTCTACTTTTGATATTCAAGATGGCTATGAAATAAGAGGTACAGTCAATGGTTACAATATTAACATTTGTACATACAACAGTGCTGATCCTATTGGTGATTTTGTATCATGTGTAGCAAATGCAATCAAAGGTGCACCTAATGTAGAAAGAGTTATTCAAAATATTGGAAGTAGTAGTTTTACAATTGAGATTGTATTAGCTGATCCTAAAGTGCCAGCAACAATTGCATTAAGTATTGTAAATAAGTTTGTTTCAACAAGCATTCCTATAAACACAGAAGACTTTAAGTATATTGATCCAAGTGATACAGATTACTTTGAAAATTGCTGTTGGACAATAAGCTATGATCCTAAAGTAAAAATGTGGGTGAGTTTCCACGATTGGTATCCTGATTTATTGATATCATCTAATGAGCATTTTTACTCTATCAAAGACAATGGTTTTTGGAAACACAATAGCGTTTGTGATAGCTACAATAATTACTATGGTGTAAACTATGGTTGGGAAATTGAGTTCCCAGTAAACACTGGTACAACAGTGACAAGTATAAAGAGTATTGAATATTACCTAGAGGTGTTCAAGTATAATATGAATTGCGCAGATCGCTACCACGTATTAGATGGAAACTTTGATCAAGCATTAGTTTATAATACAGAACAAACATCTGGTTTATTAAATTTACATATTAAACCTAAAAATAACCCTGTGGCTCTATTAAACTATCCTAGAATAAATCCAGATAGTATAGATATTCATGTGGCTAAAGAAGAGAATAAGTATAGATTTAATCAGTTTTGGGATACCACTAGAAATAGAGGTGAGTTTGATGGCTTAGAAATTACTAACTTTATAACCGAATGCAACGGCTATAGAAAAAATCTAAATCCTCAAGCAGTAGACTACTTTAAATCTCCATTGCAGAGAAAGAAGTTTAGACACTATGGAAATAGAGTAATACTTAGGAAGTTACGTTCAGGTTCTGAAAGAATGAATTTAAAAGTAGTAACAACAAAAGAAACATTAAGTCCACGATGAAAACTGACAAGCTTCTTCAACTTTTTCAACAAAAGAAATTTATGCGCTCTGGTGGTGCATTGCCTTTACCTAAAGCTCAATCTGGAAATAAAGGACAATGTCCTGAAGGTCAGATGTGGAGTGAAGAATTACAAGATTGTGTTTTAAAAAATGTAGTTGTAACTCCACAATCAAGTGGTACATTTGAAGGAAAGCAGTTTATGGAAGATTGGACAAATTCTCCAATGGCTCAGGAAATGCTAAAAAAGTCTATATTAAAGGATAATGTTCGTGGAATATTTACTACAAATAATACTACCAGTAGTCTATACCCATATCAAACCGAATATAGTAGGCCTTTAATGAAGTATGACTACTTGCTTGGGGACCGTGACAAAAGTAATGTTATGGTAATGCCTCCATTATGGGAGATGATGAAGGATCTTAGATTACAAAATATGAATAGTGTAGATCCTGATATTTATACTTTTAAAGAGCTTAATAGACAATATAGATCGAGACCTAATAGTATGACAAGTGGTGTTCCAACTATAGTTGGTCAAGCTTACCATGATACAGAGAATGCTGAATTATTTAATTATAAGCAATTAAGCCGCTTTAAACCTACTTATAAACCTAAAGGTTATAGAGAAATGTATGGTTATGAGCCTAGTAATCCTTATACTCAATTATTAGATCAAAGAATTAATCCAGATACAGCATATGTTAAATTAGCTTCTAATTATGAAAATGGAACACCTATGACTGTTGATGAAATGGGGGAGACTTCAGTACACGAGTACAGTCATATTGGTGATATGGGTAATGATTTAATACCTCTATCTGATTTAGATTTAATGTCAAAATATGCTTTAATTAATTCAGGGGACCCAAATAAATTTACTGATTTTCAAAAATATGTATCAGATCCTACTGAAACAAGAGCACGATTAAATGAGATAAGATTTGCGCTTAATAAAAAAAATATTTATAATCCTTTTAAACAACGTGCTTTTAAAGGAATGTTTGATAATGTTGATTATTTACAATCATTAGATGACCTTAGAAAAGTTTATTCAGATGATCAAATTATAGATATGTTAAACACCATATCTAGAAATGAGCCTGATCAAAATCAAATGCTTGATAATATTCAATATGCTAAAGAAGGTGGTTCACTACCTAGAGCTCAATCTGGATATGAACAAGCTAAAGCTCGATACATAACTGCTAGAAGTAAAGGTGTTATGGGTCAGCATGAAATGGAACAATTAGTTAATCAATTTCCTCAATTAATAAATGATCCTTCAGTAGCAGGTATTGTAAGTCAATTTAATAGAACTAAGAATCAAGAACCTATTACACTTGAAGAAAAAATAGATAAAAAATTAAAGTATCCTCAAAAAAGAGCAGTTAAAACTACTGATGAGTTTGAAATAGATAGACAAATTAAAGGATTAGAAGGTATGCCTACAGATAATCTTAGACATGCTCTAGCTTCAAGATATACTGCAGAAAATATTCAACAGCAATTTCCTTCATTTTTAAAACCTACTGGTATTCCTCAATTTACTGGATTTCTTGGCGCAAATGCATTAGGGTTAGGTCATGAGATTATGACTTATTATAATAATCCTAATCGTTCTGATCGTCCTCTTTGGGAGACTGTAAGAGAATCAGGAGAAGATATGTATAATAATGCATTTGGTTCAGCAGTTGGAGTTATGCCTTTTTTATCAGATGATCAAAAAACAAATATTATACAAAATGCTGTTATAAATAAAAAGATACCTGATGGTCAGCATTATGGAGAATTTGATATAAATAATTATAAAAATACAAACAATACACAAAAACAAAAAAAAGGTGGTTTAACTAAAGCTCAAGGTGGTAAAGAAAAACTACCTGAAGGATTTATGTCTTATGAATCTAATCCTGGCTACTTTGATAATCACGCTGTATATCACGATAATGCGAGATACAATGATCAAATTAGAAGCATGGTATACTCAGGAAAGGCTGCATTCAATCCTACCACAGGAGAACTAAGGTTTATTAAAGGCAAGCCTGCTGATGCAGCAACTCAACAAATGGCTACTGAGGATTACACAAGGGGTGTAAGAAGAGATCCTACAGATACTCAATATGCTGGAGCTGATAAAAGAACTAAACAGATAATTCAGAACACAACTAAAACTGCTTTTGAAAATCCACTTATGTATGCTCCAGGTATGATAGGAATGTCTATGCTACCTATGGGTTGGAATGTAGGATATGGATTAGGTCAATCAGGTATTTTAGGAGCACAAGGTGATTATAAGAATGCAGCATTAACTGCAGGATTAAGTGCATTGCCTTTTGTTGGACAGTCAGTAGTTCCAAGAGTTTTACAATCAAATATTACTCCTAGGCTGCTTGGTCAAAACTTAACTAATCGTTTATTTGAAAGTCATATTAGTCCAACTAATTGGACAAATTATCAAATTGCAGATGATTTAGGTAAAGGTGGTTTTGGTAGTGCTTATACATTTAAAAATTTTCCTAAGCACGTTTGGAAAATGTCAGACGCAAAAAGAGTAGATGACATAATAGGTGTTGATTTTAATAAATATAGATTTGAAGATATTCCTCGTCCTGTTGGAAATGAATATCCTATATACCATAAATCATTCATAAATGCTGAAAATCCTAAATCAACAGCTGCATTTCTTGAATGGGAAGACAAATTTAAAAGTGGTTCAGATATTCCTAAGTTTAATTTTGAATTAATGTCAAAAGTAGAGGGGACACCTTTTTTTAATTTATCAAGTAAACAAATTACTGGAATTCCTCAATCTTCTTGGCAAGGTTTAAAAAATACATTAGAAAAACTTAGAGTAAATGATGTAGGTTTTGATATCCAAGGTCATGGAAATTTAATCTATAATCCTGAAACAAAATCTTTTGGTGTTATTGATTTGACACCTGGAGCATCTACAAGTAAAAGTGGATGGCAAAGTCATGTACTATCAGATGTAAATAAAAATATGTCATATGATGATGCTACTAATGCTTTTAAAGAGATATTTAAAAATAAAGGGAATTATAGACTTAAGCAAATACAGACAGATATTGGAAGAAGAATAAATAATAATCTAATAAAAAATTCTGGTCTCGATGCTTGGAATCAAGCAAATCTACAATTAAAACTTAGTAAGACTCCTCCTGTAGGAAATGCAGATTATATGAATTATCATAATCTGATAAAGAATAGATGGCAGAGTACAGTAAATAATATTAATAGTGTACAGAGAAAAGGTGGTACATTACGTAGAGCACAATCAGGAAATGAAGGAGAAGATCCACTAGAGCAAATAAAGAAGTGGTATGCAGCTAATCCAGATCAAAAACCAAAAGCTGATCAAACACCTAAATCAAATAACATACTAGGTAATAAAAGACAAAGTGATAAACAAATAATGCAGGGTATAAATGACCAAGCAATGTTAGAATATCAACAAAAGGAATCTGAAAGAATAAAAGGTGTTGCTAGTCAATATAACATGAATCCTTTAGATGTTAAAATTCAAGAGGATAGATTTACTGCTCTTAGAAATAAGAGAGCAAAAGAATTAGAAGATGGAAAATCTTTTAGAGAAGTTGGTCAAACTGTAAATGGTCAATACATACCTTCAGATGTTGAGTTAGGATTTAAAATTCCTGATGCTGCAGCTACTGGAATAGCTGATCCTTTAAATTGGCCTGCTATAGCTTTAACAGGAGCTGCTGCTTTAGAAGGATTAACAGCTGCAGGTATGGCTGCTCTTCCTTACACAACTCCTATAATGGATGCATTATCAGCACCTGCTGTAGTTGGTGGTACAGAGATACCTTGGCTTACAGGACAAAATATTATGGGTGCGGGATTTGCTGGTCATGTGCCAGGAGATATAGAAAGAGGAGACTATCTTAGTGCTGCTCTCAATTCAATGCCTATATGGTTAAATCCTTCAACTATTCGTTTTGGAGCTAATGCCATAAATGAAGGTAGAACCTTGTTTAATCAAAGTAAAAACGCTGCTACACAGTTTGGTAATAGAGTAATATTAAGCAAGCCTGTTCAATCAACAATGGATGTATTAAATCCAGGTCGTATATTAAAACAAATGAGAGAACCTGAAACTCTTTCTAGTAAGATTGATACTGAATTATGGAAATCAAAAAATCGACTAATAGATATAGAACGAAATAGATTTGATAATCAGTATCAAAAAATAAAAAATTATTTTTACAGTAAAAATAGTAATGATCCTAATTTTGTATTCTTACAAAATCAATTAGGTAAATACAGAGGGATTCTTAAAAATGAAAAAATATTTAGTCAAAATGTTAGTAATCTAGGTGAGAATGGTTTACTTATAACAGAGGGTTCACCTTTTTCTAGAGCTGTTACAACAGGAGAAACTGAAATATTTGATTTTGCTACAGGTAAAAAAATAAAAGTAAAAGTACAATTACCAGGTACATCTGGTGCAATGCTGACAAAAGAAGGAGATAATGTTGTTCAATCTACTTTTGGAAATAATCAAATAACACCTATAATAAGTGAAAACTTAGTTCCTACTTTAAAAAGTAATAATGCATGGTTAGAATCTAATACTGGAGGAAAAGTCTTTGGTAGTTCTCGTGGTGTTTCAGATGCAGACCTTGTTCATATTCCTGATGATGCTGAAGTATTAATTAGTCAAACTAATTATGAAAAAAATGTTGCAAACAAATATCCTTTAGTAAATAAAGGAGAAAATGTTGTTACACATGAATTAGCAAATGGTCAAGGAATGATTGGCACTAAAAATAAAGGTGAAGTTGGTTTTGTAATTGTTGAACAAAATGGAGCTGGTAAAGCTACTGGTCGAAGAGCTGAAGAATTATTTAGACAAACTTTTCCAGAAGAATATTTTAAATTAAATAGAGAGTCTATTAAAACAGGTAAACCAATGGAAATTCCATATACTCCAGATGAGTTGATAAATGGTATAAAACCAGAAGTAAAAACTGTTATGGATTCTATGGAGATTAATACAGCTTTACCTGGTAAAGGAAAGCATACTCTTAGACCTGATGTATACATTAACTATGGTGATGTTGAGGTTGTTACAGAAGCTCAGCAAAGATTTATTAAAAGTATTGTTGGAGAAAAAGGAACAGTAGGTCCTCAATTTACTGTAGAACAATTAAGTGATGTAGGACAAAATAAAGTTGTTTTAAAAACAATTGGTTTTAGAGGTGATATAAATCTTGTTGCAGCTGATCCTAAAAGAATGCAACTAGCTTTAAATGATTATTATATTAACAGAACTACATTAAGCAGAGGTGTTGGTAGAATTAGTAATTCTGGAAAAATATTGACACCTGAAGAAATTGAAGCAGCTTTTAAAGATTGGGATCCTCATGCACAAGGTGGTATGGCTATGGGTGCAGGACAAAATCACGTAGTTCTTGGAAACTCTGGTGTATATGGTTATGACTTTTATGGTCATAAACAAGTAGGATTAAATAATTTAAAAACTGATAATGTTTTAGATTTTGTAAATAGTATAGAAAATCAAACATCTGGACTTAAGACTTTTTCACAAGAAGAACGAGAAATAGTAAAATCAATTTTAGATAAATATTCTTTTAATGGTTCTTTTAGAGGTTATATTCCAAATTCAGGTAATGAGTTTATTAGTGCTGTAGCTACTGATATTCCTTTAGATAAAATGAGAGCCGTTTTAAAAGAATATTCTGATTTAACAGGTAAAAGAATAATCACTACAACTGATTATGGTGAGTCAATATATACATCTACATTAACAGATTTTGATGAAACATTAGATGCTGTTGAATATTTTATTTCTAAAGATAATCAAACAGGAAAAGTTATAGCACCTGTACCAACAAGTGCACGTACTAGAAATGATTACTATAAACAAACTACTCAGTTAGATTTGAATAAAGTATTTCCAAATACAAACTTGAAAAATAAAACAGAAAAAGAAATATTTTATATGATCAAAAATAAATTAAAAGATATTAATTTAAAATTAGATCATACTATGGGAAAAACTAATAATAAGATTGCTGAACTAGATCATCAAATTCAACAAATAGAGGGAAGAATACAAAGAAAAATAGAAAATGTAAAACAATCAGCAATTAATAAAAATAAAGGCATAGACAGAAGTGAAGAAGTAAATGAGCTACACAAAAAGATAGCAAATTTAGAAATAGAAAGAGCAGCATATCAACAACAAATAGATGATCTGTCAAAAAAATATAGTCGATATGTAAAAGTAAATCAAAAACTTGGGTATATGATAGGAGCTCCTGCAATATTGGGTGCATCAATAGGAATAGCGTATGGTGGTCTTGAGTTAATTAAAAAAGTTGATCAAAATATAAAAGAAGATGAAAAAGAGAAAATGAAAGAACAGTACGATCAAAGTTTAAAACTATCAGATAAAGAGTTTACAGAAAAATTTGGTTTTTCTAAAAAAGAGGCATCTACTTTTGAACAATTTTATAAAAGCATATATGAACCTGGAGAAGATCGTAGAGCATTTTTAAGAAAGAGATCAGCTTTAATTAAACAGCAAAGAGAACAAAAGAAAAGAGAAGAAGATGCAAAACAACAAAAACTAGATAGTACACTACGCAGTCAATTTAACTTTAATAATTTATTTAAATAATAGAACATATGGCAATTCAATTTAAAACAAACCAAAATGGGTTATACCAAGATCCATTAAATGGAGCTATCATCAAAGGGGATAGAAATAATACATCTACTACTTATAAATTCATCAATGATGATACCTTTGCAGGAGACCCTTATGGAAACTTATATCATATCCCAGGTGGATCCACAGATGTTTCTATGCCAGGGCAAACAATATTTGAAGTACCAGCTAATAAAAATAAGAAAATGAATACTATGCAAGAAGGAGGAGCTGCCTCTCAAGATCAACAGCAACAAATAGTTATGCAAGTTGCTCAAATGTTGCAACAAGGAGCAGATCCTCAAGAAGTAATGAAACAACTTGTTGATGCTGGAATTCCTGCAAAAGATGCAGAACAACTATTAACTAGTGTAATTCAACAATTACAACAGATGATGGCTCAGCAACAAGAACAAGGTGGGCCTGAACAACAAGCTATGATGGGTGAAGAAGACCCACAAGGTATGATGGATCAACAAGCAATGATGGATCAACAAGGTATGGCTATGGCTGAGATGGGTGGAGAACCTTGCATTGAATGTTTTGATAATTATAATCCATCACCACAAGCTCAGAATCTTAATTGGTATTACAAAGCTCAAGGAGGACAAGCATTTAATGAACAATTTCCTCAAGCTATACCTTATGGTAGACCTGGTCAAACTACACCTAACTTTATGTTTGCACAAGGTGGAGCTACTAGTGATCAATATGGTGGACAATCTGATATTGATAGAGCATATGAAATGATGAAGAAAGGTGGTATGAATCACAATCCAAAGAAAAAGAAGAAAGGTAAGTTTAATCACTTAGATGAATTTCAAAAGTATTTGAAAGAAGGTGGTGGATTAAAAACGTATGCGCCAGGTGGTGGGTATGATGATCCAAATACTAAATATGAAGATCCAAGTGGTCAAAATAGAGAAATAAAATTTAATCGAGATTATAATGATTATTATTATGTAGATGCAAATGGTGAAGAAACGTATGTAACACCAGAAGAACGTGACAAACTTGATGCAAAATATGGTAATAATCCTGGAGTGGCTAATTCAAATAGAACACCTGGTAGCCCTGGTGCTAACAATCAAGGTGCTGCTAACCAAGGCACTGCTAACCAAGGTGCTGGTGCTGCTGGTGGAATGGATCCTTATGGATTTTATAATAACTATTTGCAAGGTCAAAGCATGGGTAATATGTTAGGACCTAAAGGAGCTGCTGCATTTAGTTTAATGCAAGGTATCTTTGGTAATAGTGGTGCAGGATTAGGTGCAGGTATGATGATGGGAAGACCTAAGTTTAAAGGTAAGTTTCCTGGTCAAGGTGATCGTGGTTTAGGTGATAGATGGGACTTTAAATCTAAAGGTGCTGCAGCAATGGCAGCAGTTCCAGGATATTTTGGTGCTATGTCAGATATGTATGGTAATCAAGGTGCAGGTACAACTAATCAAGGAAGTACTTCTACTACTAATACAACTAACACTAACAACACTCAAGGGCCAGGAGGCACTGATCCAAATGCTAGTGGAACAACTCCTGATCCAAATGCAACTACTAACACTACAGGTCCTGATGCAGAAACTTCTGCACAATACAGAAAAGATTGGGATATGAGTGTTATGAATGATGATACACGTTTTGATTCAAAACGCTATCGTAATCAAGACAGAGCACTAAGACATTACAACAGAGGACTTTCTGGAGACTTGAAAGGAAAAGGTTGGCAAGATGAAAGACAATTTCAAGAATTCGCTGATCCTAAATATAGTAATATGATTGGTGGTTCTGATATATTTGATTGGAGAAAGTACAATAACCCAGAGAGAGCTTTGAGACATTTCAATGAAGGTATTGATCAAGAAGGTCCAAGATATGATAGAGGAAAAGGTTGGGATAGAACAAATGATGAGATGAGAGTTGCTGATATGTACACTATGCAAGGTGATCCTACATTTAGCAATGACTTGTATAGTAATCAAAATAGAGCATTAAGACATTACAATCAAGGTAGAGATGAAGAAGATTATAGCGGAAGAGGTTGGGGTGAGAAATACAAAAGAGCGAAAAGAAAAAGAAACCCTACATTTGACTATGGTGGTATGACTCAATACAAACCAGGTGGTATGTGGAATAACGATTATGATTGGAAGTTTTCATATTATACACCTACTAATCCTTATAAAACATTTGCTGTTCAATCAGGACTTAATTCATCAATAGATGAACAGAATGCTTACGATCAGCAATATGAAAATATGAAAAATCGTACTACTTTAAATAGAACTCCTTATGCTCAAACAGCTGGTAAATCAATTAACTATCTTGGTGCTACTAATGCAAGAGGATATGATCCAGCTTATACATCACAACCTGGTAACTTTGCTACTGATGCTTATATGCCTAGATTGCTAAATAATGCCATTTCAAGAAATGGTGGTAGTATCTTAGACTATTATGAAGATGGAGCTGAAGTAGATTTAGATGGTATGACTCCTCAAGAAAGAGATAATTTCATCAGATCAGTCTATGCGGCAGGAGGAAGTGTAGAATTTATTTGATAATTTCACAAAATATTTGTAAATTTAAATAGGTAGCATTTACAAAAATAAATTTTAAAAGTTTATGAAAGTAAAGATTAATAGAGTCAGAGGTGGTAGCATGGGAGACCAGCGCAACTATGGCCTTGTGACAGGTAGTATTTGGAACTACGAAAATAAAACAGCAAGTAATAATGTAGGTACTACACTTTCTCCTGTACCAAGAGACGAAGCTACTATTGAAGCTGAGAGAGGAGAAACTGTTATTGGAGACCTTGACAACGATGGTATGGTAGAACATGCCAAGATTGGTGGTAAAAGACACAGTCATGGTGGTACTCCTTTAAATGTTCCTGATGGTAGCTTTGTATTCTCTGACTATAGTAAGTTGAGAATTAAGAATGAAGACTTGTTAAAAGGCATTTTTAATATGTCTAGTAAAAAGGCTGTCACTCCTGCTAAGGTAGCTCAGAGATATGACCTTAATAGGTATAAGCAGATCTTAAATGATCCTGACTCAGATCCTATGGATAAGAAGACTGCTCAACTTATGATTGATAACAACATGAAGAAGTTGGGACAACTTGCTCTTATTCAAGAAGGTATGAAAGGATTCCCTGATGGTATCCCTGCTATAGCAATGCCTCTACTACAAGGAGCACCACAATCTGGAGGTGGTCAAAAACAAATGATGAGAAAAGGTGGTGTTGTAAAATACAGAAAAGGTGGACTTGCTAGATATCAAGGTGCAGAGCAAAGTGAAGTATCAGAACAAGGCCCACAAGTTCCTATGAGAGCATTACCTCCTAGTAGAGACACTGAAGCATTTACACCTAATCCAAATGACTTAGCCTATGTAGGAACAGATCCTGAATTTGGAGATATCTTTCAAAACTCAAGAGGTGAGCATTGGTATATGGATCCTAGTACAGGGAATTGGGTAAACTATATGCAAGGACCAGAAATTGTAGCAGATAGAACAACTCCTCCTAATGACTTTGGAATGGACTATGATGGTGATGGTCAAGTGACTATGTCAGATTTTCGTGCATATGATCAATATAAACAACAACAAGGTAATAGATGGAATTTATCAGATCAATTTCAAGATCCTGCTCGTAATATATTTGGTGTTGATAATGAAAGATCTAATTTATACAATTTAGCATTAGGGTTTAGTCCTGTTGGTTTAATGTCAATAGGTTCTGATATAAATAACAATATTGTAAGACCAGCTATTTATGGAGAAGAAGAACAACCTTATGAGTCTGTTTTAACAGAAGATTATATAAATAGAAAACTTGCAGAGAATCCTAATCAGCCAACTTCATATACATCAGATAGTCCAACAATGATAGGGGGAGCTATGCCTGGCATGCTTTCAATTCCTATGTATGCAACTGGTCCTAGAAGTGTGGATGGTTATAAGTGGCCTTTAATTGGTGGTGCTGCATTAGCTGCAGCAGGATTACCTAGAAACTATAATCCATATGGTAAAGTATATAGAGGTGGTAAATATATACTTGGACCAAAATCTCCAATCTTTGGAGAACTTGGTATACTTGATATGTATTCTCCTAATTCAATTGCACAAACTTTTTTAAAACCTGCAGGTAAAAAATTGTTAGAGTGGGGTACTTGGTCTTTTAGAAAAAGACCTTGGCAAGATCTTCAACCTTTAGGTACGACTAAGCAACCTTTGTGGGATAAAATAAGACGTAAACCCTTTACACCTCAACCAATAGTAGGTCCTTTAACACACGTTAATCAAAGTCCATTTCGTAGATTTTTAGGAAGTAAAGGTGGTAGACTTGGTTTAATAGGTGCTGGTCTAGGTCTTGTTGGTGATTATCTTTCTGAAGATATTTCAAATGCAGGACGTAGTTTATATAATTGGGCTACAGATGATCATGATCAAGTAGACTTTGGTAAGTCTGGTGAGTTTATACCAACTAATGGCGAAAGTAGTCCTACTACAACTACTACTAAAGATGTTACTCCAGTACCATATGATATGGATGAATTAAACATCACTAATAGTTATCAAGATAGTATATCTAAATCACTTAAGAATAACGGAGTAAAAGACACTACTCAGGGATCTACTACTCAAGGTTCTACAAAAGAGTTATCAGATGATGAAAAACTAGATAAATATCTTAGAGCTATTGGTTATAGTCAAGCGAGAATTGATAGTATGGATCGAGATGGTAAAGTGTATTTATATAATAGAGGAAAGAAATCATCAGATCAAATCAAAAAACTAGGTGGTGAGAATAATCTAATTACTTACAAGAAGAAAGGAGAAGTTAAGAATGCAAATCGTCACGATCCTGATGCATTTCCATATGCAACTCAAAATACAATTAATGCATTAAAAGCTAAAGGATTTGATTTAAGTTATGCTCCTTTTTTAAATATTTATGGTAATGCTGCAGGTAGTCAAGTTAATGATCCTAGCATAGGTGAAGTGTATGTAAATACTCCAAATTCTTTTTGGATTGGTGGTAGTGATGATCCTGCAGATATGGATACTAAAGTTTTAGCTTGGTATAAAGATCATCCAGCATTTAAAGATCAATGGAAGAATTATCCAGGAGGATATGATGGATGGGTAAAGGATGCACAATTACTTTCTAAATATAGAAATGAGTCTAGTGATTGGCCTGAAGCTTATGAAAAGTGGGCTAAGAGTGAAGGTAGACAAGATCCTGATGAATGGTTAGTTAGCACTTATGATGATGCATATTACAAGCCAATAACTGGTGAGTATTACTTTAACGATGCAAAGGAGAGAGATGCTACTGGTAAGTTAACAACAAGCGGAAAAATTAAAGGTAGAAAAGTGCAAGGAGTGCCTATAGTTACTCCGATAACTAAGACTGAGAAGAAAAAGAAAGATGATGATGGTACAACAACTAACACTTCTGCAACTGCACCTAATCCTCAATTTCAACCAAGCAGATACTATGGATTAGGAGAACCTTTCCCTGGAGAGTTAGCTGCATATCAAGCAGCACTAGGTCAAAGAATACCTAGATATGAAATTGCAGATTATGATATGTATCCTAGCTTAGTAAGTCCTTTGTACAAAGATCCTAACCTTGAATTCTTAAGTCAAGTAACTCAAAATGTTCAAGGAGAAGGTACTGGCCCTGCAGCTAGAGCTTCTTCGACAGGAGTGGTAGGAAAAGCATTAGATGCAGCTACTAAACTCATTGCTCAAAATCGTGCATTAAATGACGATATTTATTTAAAGAGTGCTGCGTATAATGCTAATGCACTTAATGAAGCTAATAAGATTAATCTTTCTGGAGATTTAGAATATCTTGATAAAGCAAATGCATACAGTGAAGCATTAACTAGAGACTTAAATAAGAAAGATGCTGGTATTGCTAAAACAATAGGGCCTTTACATAAGAGTATGTTATGGCAAGCTGCAACAGAAGCTCAGTATCCTAATGTTGATGTGTCTCCGTGGGGATATCAAGTAAGAGGTACAGCACCAAATATTGGATATAGCCCTACAGGAGGTGGATCAAGTTATCAAGCTATTTGGGATGCTGCTTATGCAAGATTTCTACCAATGACTGGTGGTAATACTAAAGACGCAGCTAAAATGGCAACAGAGTATGCTAGGGGTGCTATGACTAAAAGTAAAGCAGGAACTGGTGATATAGCATACTCACCATATGATGTCGATTAAAAATAATTCATAGAATAAAAATATAAAAATGGCAACAGGGTTTAGACCAACATCAGTTATAGCAGATATTCAAACAGAAGCTCCTGATTATAGCATGCTTACCAAAGCAGCTGCTTCTCTTGAAAATAGATATCTTGATGGATTTAATAAATATAAATCTACAATTAATTCTCTACTTAATGCTAAAATAAGATCTGACGATAATGTAAAATTTAGATCAGAGTATTTTAAAAAAATAGATTCGTATTTAAATAATCTTAGTGGAGTAGATTTTTCTAATCCTGCTAATGTTCAAGTAGCAAATGTATTGATGGATCCATTAATCAAAGATTCTGAGTTTGTTACTGATTTAAATACTACTATGATGCAAGAGTCAGAGCGTGGTAAGATGGAGCAAACAAGAATGTCGACAGATGAAAAAGTTCGATCTCAGTATAGTCCAACAATGGCTAGAGCTATGGATTATAATGATCAAGACATGAAGAATGCAAAGCGTGGAGATGGCAGTATATACAAAGTAGGTGTACAAAGATTTGTTCCTTTTGCTAATATTCAGAATATCTTAAATGAGGCTGCTGCTAAACAAAAGTTAGAAATAAAGGTTGATCATTTAACAGGTGCTTATATTGTTACAGATCTGAATGGTAAACAAGCTGTTCCAAACTTTACTCAGTGGGCAAGAACACAATTAGGTAGTAATTATGATGAGCAATTGTTAGTTACTGGTAAAGTTAATGTTAGACAACAAGTTGATGCATTAATGGGTAGTGATCCTAATATGACTAAAGAATCAGCTTTTCAACAAGTTGCAAAAAATAACTCACTTCAAGTATATAATAACTACACAGATTATATGACTTCATTAAACAATGGTGTTGCAACTATTGATAAACAAATGAAGGATCTTAACAACTATTGGCATAACAAAATTCCAAAAGGTAGTGATGATGAATCAATGTATAATCAGCTAAAAGACTTAAGAGTTACTTATCAAAAAGAAATAGCAGATGCAAAATCAAATCAGTCTGGGACAGAACAAGATCTTGAGACTTCTTTTCAGCAGTTTATGAATAATCCTGAATATGCTATGCTAGGAACTTTAAAAGATAATATAGCTAAGGGTTGGGCAGAAGGATTTGCAAATGCTAAAGTAGGTCATAAAATAGAAGTAAACAAGAAAGTACTTCAGGATGAAGATCATGCGTTTAAAAAAGCTTTAGAGCAAATTAAGCATGATAATAAAATGAAGCAAATCCAGGACAAGGCTGATAAGAAAAGACAACTTGCAATAGATACAGGTGAAATACTTTCTGTTACAGCATCAGGTGTAGAGATTCAAAAAGATGCAAATGATCCACTTAATAATTTTCAATCAACAAAAACTAGATTATTTGAAAATAGTATTGCTGGGTATCTTGATGAAACAGTTTTAGCAACAGCTGCAGGTCTTAAAGTTACAGATTTAAAGTATACAGAAACAGCTGATGCTTTGCGATATGTAATTGATAACTATGATAATAAAGATTTAAAAGCTAGTCCAGAATATAAAACAGCGTTGGCTTACTTAAGACAAGTTGATGGAAACGTATCTAGCATAGATAGCCCTTATCAAGTATTAAAACTTATTGCTAGAGGAGTGAGTCAATTTAAAGGAGATCACAAGCAGTGGGAATCTGCTAATAGCATTGTAAAGCAATCTAATGGATACTATGAACAATATGTTCAAAGTCAAAATGGATATGCTGGTAAACTTAAAAACATTAAAGGTACAGAGTGGGCTAGTACTAAGTATTGGAATCCAGATGGAACTATACGTACAGACTTAAGTGATGTTGAAAGAGATGCACTATATCAACGAATTATACCTAACTATGGTTATTGGAAAAAACAAACAGCTCAATCAAATACAGAATTTGAGATAAATGTAAACCCTGAAAAAAACAAATACATTTACAGTGCACTTGATCAAGTTCTTAATCTTGCAACATTTGTTAGTGGTACAGAAGATAGTAAAAGTGGTCCTGATAGTGATGCTATGGCAAAGATTAGAGAAGAATATGCAAACAGTGGTACAGAGTTAGAAAATGTATTTTCAGCAGGTACTTGGACTGCTAGTAAGTATGTCATTGATGGTGAATCTTATATGAAGATAAATCTTCCTTTAAAGATGGATAAGAAAGGTAAAACTTTAATTAAATCAGATAATGGGAATTTGTCGTTTTATGTTAAAGAAGAAGATGCAATGGGTATGTGGAGAGGAACAAATTACTTTACATCTAATGGTAAAGAATACTCAAGTAAGAAGTTTGGACAGCTATCAGAATTACCTGATATTATATTCAATAAAGGATTCAATGCTTCTCAATGGATTGAAGAAGGATTAGTAAGTGGTATAAACAATGGAAGAAATATTCCTGTAAAATTTCCAGCAAGTTTACGTGGTCATGCTATTGACGATGGCTATCTTCAATTTGGACAAGATGGAAGACTTCATGTTGGTGTTACAGTAAATGGAAAACCAAAAGAATATACAATGGGTGTTGATATCAATAATTTTAGAAATGATCCAAATACAGAAAGCTACAAGATTTTGCAAACTTTGACTAGTAAAATCAATGATATAAACAAACAAGTTGGAAATCAAAAAAGAGAACATGACAGAAGTGTTAAAGCAAATACTACAGAGAATCCAGATGGATATAACAATAACACTAATTAGTAATGGAAAATACATTTGATAGTATAAATATTTCAGACTTTGGCTTATCTACTCCTTTAGAAAACACAAATGAAATAGAGAAAATAAGAACAAGTAATGAACCTCCATCAGCAGCTACATATTCTTCAGTACTAGACAATCCAGATTTATTTAGTTCAGCATATCAACAATCTGGCGCAGGAATACCATCACTACATAATGTAAGTAAAGGTTATGACAGCGATGCAATAACTCGATATGAAGGTACTTCTGTGTACAATGCATCGATGGATCCAACTGTAAATCGTGATCTTGCTGCTGCTAGAAATTGGACTATGTGGGATGCTGTAACTACTGGACTTTCTGGTATGTTAGATAATGCAGAGACTGGTGGTTATGAATATTTAAAAGGATGGACTAGAGCAGGTAGAGCTTTGCTTAACTTAAACACTACTTATCTTAAACCAAGTGAAGATGAATTAGCAATACTTGCTGATGAACAAAAAAGAGTGCAAATAGAAAATCCAATCTTTTCTCAACCAGGAACAGAGAACGATATTTTTTCAAAACATTTTCTTGCAGAGGCACTTCAAAATACAGGATTTACTTTTGGTACACTTGCAGGATTTGGAGCTGAGATGGCTTTAGGAACAGGTGTTAGTAAACTAGCTTTAAAGTTACCTTCTTTATTCAAAGCAGGAGCTACTGCAAAAAGTATTACTCAAGCTGTTGAAACAGGCTCTGCTGTAAATTCAGGATTGAAAGAAAAATCAATGCTTGAATCTACAAGAGATCTTGTTCAAAATGGAGTGTTAAATAGAGTTGGTGGAAAGGATGCATTTGATGAAGCTTTAGAAGTTGCAAGTAATATTCCAATTGTTGGAGCTTTAGCAGAGACAGGATCTATGATTAGAGCTGAAGAACAAGCTCGTGCTGCTGCAGGTAGTATTGCTCTTACTAGATCAGAAGTTTTAAGAATGGGTGCTGGTGGTTTAAGAAGAACTTTTGGAGAGTGGAATTTTGCAGCAAGTGAATCAAGTATAGAAATGGGTAGCCAGTATGGTGATCTTATGGATGATTATCTAAAAAAATATAGAGATGATCCTAGAAACAATGGTAAAGATCCTAGTGCTGCTGAGTATGATAAAATGAGAAGACTAGCTGTAGAAGCAGCTGGTAAAAATTTTGGGACCAATGTTGCTGTTCTTGCTATAATGAACAAGATGGTATTTGGTAATATGTTTAGAAATCTTGGAGTAGATGGTAAGTATTTAAATCTTTTATCTAAAGAAGGTGAAAGATACTTTACTGTTTTAGGAAAGGATGCTGCTAATAAAACAATTGCTAAACAATATACTCGTGGTTATTTTGGTTCTTTAGCTCATGCACCTGATATCAAAAAAGTATTTGGAGCTAAAACCTTAGCTAAAGAATTAGGTTTTGATTTTGTTAGAGGTGTTGGAAAATTTCAAGTATTAGAAGGGGTTCAAGAACTTATTCAAGAAGGTTCTCAAGTTCATTTGAGAGACTACTATAATAAAGTGTATGATGGTAAAGTCGCTACTTGGGGAGATAGCTTTAATGAAGCTGTTAGTTCACAACTTACTAAGACAGGTTGGAAAACTTTCTTACAAGGTGCTATAACAGGATTTATAACAAGTCCTGTGACAGGTAGTATTTCAGCAGTTGCACAAACAGTGAAGACAAGTAAAGAGCACAAAGAAGCTTTAAAGCGAACTCTAGAGTCTTACAATCAGTTTCTTGCTGATCCTGATGAAGTATTAAAGAAGCCAATTGAGTCTATTAAGAAACAAGCTGCTTTTAATAGAGCAATGGTTGAGGCAGGTTCGTCTGGTGCAAAGTACGAATACTTTAACAATAGATCTTCTGCAATTATAACACATGCTCTTGATGCAAAAAGAATGGGAACATTTGATGCATTTAAAGAATTCTTAAATGCTTATGGTAGTGAGTTTAGTGTTGAAGAATTTAAAGAAGCTACTGGTATAAATGTTACAGAATATGGTATGACATCTCCTGCAGATTTTATTGCAGATTTAACTAATAAGTTAGATAGATATGGTGACATCTATGAAAAATATAATAGTCAATTTGCTAGATACTTTACAATAGACACATTTGCAAATGATCCTCACGCAAAACAAAAGCATAGTATAGCACAAGCAGCTTTGCAAGATGCAATACATACTATTGCATTTAATGAAGCTAAATCACAAGATGGTATAATAAGAGCTGCTGATATTGCAAGAACTATTTCAGAAAAAAATAAATCAATTGGTCAAGCATCTACCACTACTTTTAATAATGTCACTGATCACAATACAGCAGAGGTTCAAGCTAATATATTAAAGAATGAAATTGAAATCTTAGAAGAAGCTACTGGAACAAAGAGTCAGCAAACATTAGATTTAATTAAAGATAAAAAAAGAGAATTAGAATTACTTGAAGAGTGGAACAGCGAATCGTATGAGGAGATAGAAGATCCTACAGATCCAGAACAAAAGTTAATGGTTCCTATTAACTTTTCACAAGCAACTCAAGAAAAGAAAATTAAGTTAAGAGATATATTAACTGAGTATTACACTATAAAGAATAAACAGAATGGATTAAACAATCCTGCAGTTCTTACAGAAGTAGAAAGTGTATTACAAGATATTAATGATTATCAAAAACTTACACGAGATTCGCGAGAATACATTGATGCTGTTAATTTACTTTCTGATACTAGAAACTCTATTAATATCATGCATGCTTATCAGGATGCAAGAGTTGGTGCATTTGCAAGATTAGTTCATAATGAATATAAAAACATAGCTAGTGAAAGCGAAGTGTTTGCTGAGTATATCAAAAACAATCCACAAGATATGGATGAGTTATTGAGAATCGCAAGATCACCAATGGCTACATTAGATACTATTGCAAAGGTTTATAATCATATTGAAAAAATTAATAAGCTAACAGAAGACGAAAACAAGAATAGAGAAAAGAAACGTGCAGAAGATCTTGAAAAAGAAGCAGAGAGAAGAGCTGCTATTCTAAAAGATATGGAGAACTTAGCTAGATCCTTACCTGCTAATCTTGCAGCAATGGATGATGCAGAAGTTCAACAATATATTTTAGATCACTACTTTGTAAATTTTGATGAGGATACTGAACTAAACACTGATATAACTCGTGAGTATGTAGATGTGGATGGTGAGAATCAAATCACGCATACTTTTACTGAACAAGATTTAAAAGATTACTTTGGAGAAGATTTTGATTTTCAAAATATTACTCGTGCTCAATTAACTCAGTTTGCTACTAAAGTAGAACAAGCACTTTACAATGAAGCTAATCCTCAAGAGGCTCCTGAAGAACAAGCTGCTGAACAACAAGAGATGATAATTATTCAGAGCAGGAAGCTTAGAAATCTAATAGATAAAGAAGTATTAGTTAGTGGTAAGAAAGGAGTCCTTAGAAAAAAAGAAGGTAAAGACGCTCCTATATATTTTATTGAATTTGAAGATAATAGTACTCAAGAGTTAGGTTCAGATGTTTCTGTAGATCAGCAATTTACTTGGGAACAAGATACAGTAACTGGAAAGTTTATATTAGTAGATCAAGCAAACTCTTTATTGTTATCTGATTTTCCTGGTGTAGAGTTAGTAGATGATAGTCTTACAGAAGCTGAAAAAAGAATTACTGGTGTCAATCCTAATACAGAAGTTGTTAGAGAGCACCATGTAGAATATATTGATGAGGCTTCTTTAAAGATAGATGGAGTAACTTACACAGTAAATAGAAACGAGAGTGGTGAAATAATAAGTATTGAAAGTTCAGGTAACATTCCATATAAACTTTCCATGGAAGTTGCTGCAATGAATCCTTTTGGAATTGATGCTCAGTATCTTACACTTGTAAGACTATTTCTTGATTTACAAAACAAAGCACCTGAAGAATTTACAGAAGAAGAGTTAGATGCTGGTATTGATTTAGCAGAAGACTTAACAGGTCAACCTGATGTTGTATCTCCAAAACCTGGTGTTCAAGTAAAACCTACAGCATCATATACTCAGGATGAAATAAATGAAGAGATTGAAAAAATATTAGATACAGAAGTTCCTTCTGATATTATTCAAATATTCTCAGAGTTCACTACTCCTAAAAATAGAAAAAATGTTAGCTTAGAAGATAGAACAAAATTATTTGACTGGGCTGTAAAAGCTGTTGAAAAATTAAATAAATTAGATGCTTCAAATAAGAGTGTAATTGATGCTCTTGATTATCTAAGTAAGTCTGTTATAAATCCTATTTCTAAAAAAGATGGAAAACAAAACACAAACAAGCAACCAAGAAAGCGAAAAGCTGGCGAGAAAAAAGCTAAAACTACTAAGATTAACAAGAAATCTGGAACCAAAAAAACTCAACCAAGTACTCCAAAGAATGACGGAAGCTCGTCAATCGAAGGTGCTGAAAAGCACGTAAAGGATGCTTATGACAAAATGCACAGAGAAACTGCTGTGCAGATTGAAGATTTAATGAAAGGTGAAACTGTTACTTTGTTTACAGATTCTTCAATCAAAGAAGCATTAGACTTTTCACAATATGACTCTACTAGAAGTCAAGAAAATCAAAATAATAAAATAGATACAAATCCATTTGAAGATGATGATCTTATAAATGGACTTAACTGTAATATGTAATATAACTATGTCTTGTAGAATTCCTTACGAAAAACTTCAAAAATTGTTTGACAAGTCTCTTCAGTTTGATAGAGAAACTTACAGATTTTATAGAAACTCAATAATAAGTATTATGAATCTTCGTGGTGTAGATGAAGAGGCAAAGGTTCATGCTATTTGGTTTATGGGGTTATCTTATAATAATGCTCTTAAGTTAGAAGATGATATTGTCACAGAAGGATTGCCTGCAAAAATTAGTGATTTAGTATATGATAAGTTAACAGATCCTAATGCAGATTACAAAGTTTTACTACAAAGTATTGATGATATCTTATCTAATAAAGAAATTACAACTGCTTCTTTAGAAGGACCTGTTGCAGAATCTCCAACTGAGATTACTCCACCTCCTGCTGAACCTTCTCCTGTTTCTGAAAAAACATTAAAGAGAATAGAATCTTTAAAGGCAGTTATAGCAAGTTATAAAGATGATATTATACCAGGATACGAACAAGAAAGAAAAGGTCTTGTAAGTCGAAAAAATCTTGCAACAAATCCAGCATTAGTAGAAAAACTAGAAAAAGATATTGCTGAATATGATGAAACAATAAAAAGTGCTAAACAAACTTTAGAAGATGCTGAAAAACAATTAGCTAAATTAGAAAGTCCTAGACCTGTTGTTTCTGATGAAACACCTACAACAAGTACTCCTTTACAATTACCTACTACTCTTAAACCTGAGTTTAGAGGTAAGTTAATCTATGCTACTCCTGGTGCTGGTAAATCTACTTTTGTAAAATCTAATCCTGGTGTTGTTGATTCAGATCAATTAATGATTGCAGAAATGCAAAGAAGACATCCTGAATTTAAAAAGAATCCAGGTGAGACAGATGGTGATTTCATATATCGTTATGTAGTAGAGCATGATCACAAAGGTGAAATAAATGAGATTGTATTAAATGAAATAAGACAACTAACAAGCAAAGGATTTACAGTCCTTACTGGTACTAAAGCTTATATTAAAGATTCTGATGTAGTTGTCAGAGTATCTCCAAAAAGTGATAGAATCATTTCTCGTTTTGGTACATTAGAAAAAGCTGAAGGATTCAGTATAGGTGAAGAGAAGAGTGCTGTAGAGGCAGGGAAAGCACCTATGAAATTAGAAAAAAATAATCTTGAAGATTTGCTTACAGGAAAGATAGCACCAACTCCTTCTGAAAAAACTCCTCTTCAAAAGATTAACGATATTCTAGTAAAGCTTAATAGTTCAGATAAAAGTAATCAAGTGTTATCTCTTTTAAATGAGGTTCAGCGAATACTTAATCAATCAAGAGATTTTTCGAATAAGCAGAAGATTCAAATTCTAGATAATTTTGCTAAAGCATTAAGTTCTAAAAAAGATACTAGTGTTAAAGCAACGGCTCTTGCTATTATTGAAACAGAAAAAGAAAATTTATCAGACACTACTTTATCAACTGAATTTATAGACATTAGTTCAATTGATAATATTGGTAAGAATGTTTTCTTAATTAGACAAGAGAGTGGTAATTTAATTGAAGCATTATTTATTAATGATAAGTATTATGTAGTACCTGAAGACTTCGATGGTACAAACTTAGAATTATTAGAAGAGTATGTAGTAAAGCCTAATGATTATGTAAGGCCTTATTATGAAACCACTGAAAACTTACATGTAGTTAATAACTATGGAGATCTGTTAAGATTAAATACTAATCTAAAATCTTCAGGTTTAGATTTTGATAATGTAAGAATATATCCAGAAGGTGTTGCTAAAGATGCTAAATTAGATAACAAACCAGGGCATCAAAGAATAGCAGATAATTTAAAGCCAGGCACTGGTCTACAAAGTCAAATAAGACTTATTGCAGATAGAAGAAGAAGTGCGATAAACAAAAGAAGAGTAGAGCGATTAAGAGCTTTAGGGTATAATATTAATTTTGAAAATCAATTAAGAAGAAATCAAATTAACTTTTTAGCATTAAATCCTAGACAACCTATTGTTACTTTTTTAAATTCTAAATCTAGTGTAGATTTAATTTTATCAGATTCAGAAGGTATTAACTGGGATTATATTAGAGGTATAGATGATTTAGGTTTTGTATATCCTAATGGTGAAACTAGGTATATAGATTGGGATAGTCAGGCTGACTTAGATATCTTAAAAGTATCTTTAAGATTATTTCAATGGAAACCTTATTCAAAAGAACAGAAAGCACAAACTTATGAGTATGTTGCACCAAATGATACAGAGCTGCATAATTTAAAACTAGCTGTTCAAAGAATTAAAAATCTAAAAAATACAATTTTAGATTTGATGAGTGAGAATGAAGAAGCTATTGAAGTACCTACTGATTTATACAAGCAATATATTGATATAGCTAATGTATTTATGAAGTATGATTTTACTTCAACTAAACCAGAAGACAACTTAAGCAATCTAAAATCAAAATTAGAATCTACTAGTTCTGTAATAACAACTCGTGTTGCTAAAGTATTGTATGGTCAAATAATTCCTAGTACAATACGTACAGAAAATGTTGTTGGTGTAATTAAGAAAACACCAAATGGTATTCGATTTGAGTCTTCTATTGAAACAGGATATCAACCAATTGATGACTTTGATAATCCTATTACATTCCAAGAATTATTTGAAAGAGAAGGAGTTAATATAAACAGCTTAACACAAAACGCAAATTCTCCAAATCTATCTACGTATAATTATTTTTATTTAGTACGTATGGCTAATAAATGGCATACGCATCCTATGGTAAAAATTAATTATATCACAGATGAAACTCAAGTTGTTGATTTCTTATCTGTTTTATTTAGTGCTATGCAATATCGACCTGAGTTTTTAGGAGATAATGCAGCAGATATTTCTGAGTTTATTCAAACTTTTAACAATAGTGGATGGGGCTTTAATGCATTAGCTGAATCTGGTTTACTTGCCAATGTTGAATTTTTAAAAATGGTTGGTGGTGAACCTATGTTTGGTATTACATTTAGAGCTACTGAAGAGTATCCTTTGAATCAAGAGTTTAATGATAAAAAACTAAGGGTTTCTTTTTCATTTAACTTTGCTGATATTTCAAAAAATCTAGATACACTTTATAGAGAATTAGGTATTAAACCTGGAGAATTTAAATCTGTAGAAGATAGAATTACTTTAGGTGCAATGTTAGCTGAAAAGATTAAAAAGAATAAAGAATCTTTAAGTCTAGAAGCTAATCAAGCAATTCAAAATTTAAATGATCTTTTTAGAGGTTCTGTGAATAATATAAACTCTCAACTAAATAGTATTCTTGATAGACATGGTATAGAGGTAGGAGCTGGTAAAAATCCATACATAGCAGATCCTACTCAGTTTAGAAATACAATATTTGGAACTAATACAAGTGAGGAGTTTAAACTTAGAACTAAAGCAGAAAGTATTAACCCATTAGTGAGTTACTCAGTATTTGGTGTTAAGAATGCAAACAATATGTTAAAGCTATCAGTTGCTAGACCTGCTGTAATCACAGGTGATACTTTAGCAAATAGTAAACCAGCACCAGTAGGAGTAAGACCTTCTGCTGAGACTGAAGTTACAGAAGAAGTTAAACCAAAAATTAAAAAAAGAACATTCAGTATTGTATCTGCACTAAAAGGTTTACAGAAAGTATCTGATGAAAGAATTGCAGCAGAGATTGAGGATGTCAAAAGATTTTTAGGTTCTACTGTTGAACACAAATCTGAAGACATGACTAATGAAGACGTAAATGGTTTTGCATTAGGATACTATGAGAATAGAGTAATCACGCTTAATTCTGCATTAAAGGTTGCAGGTGTAGTTTATCATGAAGCATTCCATGCTGTATTTAGACTTAGTTTGACACAAGAAGAAAGAGCTAAGTATTTGGCTCTTGTGAGAAGCATGGTTGGAGAACCTAAGCAAACAGCTGATGGTAGGATATATATTAGAATGCGTGGTGAGAATGTTTACTTTGATCAGTTTAGAAAAGACAGAAGATATAGTGGTATAGACGATGCTCAAATTGCAGATTACATTTATGAAGAGTATTTAGCTGAGGGCTTTAGAGAGTATAAACTAAATAAAGTAGAACCAAAAAACAAACTACTTCAAAGATTATATGAAGGATTATCTAAACTAATAGATTTCTTTAGAGGCAAGTCTTATAGAACAGCAAAAGAATCAATTGATCAATTATACAGATCAATCGATAATGGTAAATACCATAATGTAATTGGAGATGAAATGGTAGCTCCAAGAGCATATGAATTAACATTTATACCAACGTCTATAGATGCAGAAGGAGATGTAATTGGAAAGCAAGTTGATAGCTACACTACTGATCAACTTGTTGATAGAATCACTAGAGAGATGCTCAAGAGATCTTATGATATTCAGAAAGGTTCTCCAGAAAGTTTTCAAGCAGTATTCAATGAAGTAACAGAAGAACTTATCTACTACTTCAGAGCAAGTAACTTTGTAAAAGATGATTCGTCTAATAGTAAAAGGTTCATTGAAAAGTATGAGCCTATGTTTAGAGCCATGCGTTTTATGATGGGTGCTGCACATAGAGAGAACATACTAGAGAACTTTATGTTAGAGAATAACTCATCAAATCCTAGGTACGACAATTACGATTTAAATAAAGTAGAGCCAAATCATGAGACTTCTATTGAGGCTTATAATAAAACTTTAAAAGAAGTAAAGGATAGATTTGAAAGTGTTAGTTTAGTAAAAGAAGATACATCTTCTGAAGAAGATGATTATGATAGAGAGTCTTCTCCTGAAAGTGAAAACAGTGATACTATTGAATTACAAAGTGAAGAAACTGTAGGAGATAGACAATACGATGATGAAGGTATTCTTACATATAAACCTTATGATGGTAGTAAAGAATTCCAAAAGTTAATCAAGTATATAAAGTATGAGTTCGAAGATGCTGAAACTGGTATCAAGTTCGACAAGATGGTGAACAGTAAAAATGTAATAAACATCATCAGAAAAATAACAGTTAATGTACCTAAAGAAGATATTATAAGTCATCTTGTAGATCACATTGAGTACTTACGCTTACACATTGATAGATTTGAAAAATCAAAACTAGAAAATGAGTTAGGACGTATTCCTCAAGACATGTCTAAAATGATTGATAAATACAATTCATTAAAGGCAGTGTATGATACATTAAATGAGCAAGCACAATTAGATGAAAACTTTAAACCTACTAGAGCAGTAGGAGAAGGATTCTTTAATATGTTTCATAATGTATTCTTCTATGCACAAAAAGAAGTGTTAGCTGTATCTATTGATACAAACTTTGAAGAAGTAACTAGAGAAGTAAAAGAGAGTAGCGAATTATCACCTATTAAAAATCAATATAGTGTTGACAATTTAATTCAAAAGAATGATGTAAATGTTGTTTTGAATAATTTATCAGTGGCTGCTAGAAGAACATTAAATGTAATTTATCAAGATGAGCTAGATAAACTAATTGATGAGCTTAATCTTTATAACTTTAATGTACCTACTACAGTAACTGAACTAAATAATGCGATTGCTTATATCTATAGACTTACATCATTAGGTCAATTAAATATTCCAGTAAATGTAATTGAATTTTCAGTTGCAGCTGTTGTTAAAAAACAATTTAAACGATTAAGTACTAAAGATCCTAACTACAGAAAGCAGTCTGCTTTGTTATCTAAAGTAGAAAAGATAATTGGAACAGATCAAAAATTTGTAGAGTCCAATAGTTATTTGGATATGCCAAAGTTTTTAAAAGCATACTTAGGTGTTCTTAATAGTATTGGTAAACCTGATTCTGTAAAAGATAGTACTATTCGCACCTTAACAAATGAATATCGTAATATTGCTATATTCCATTCAAAGTATGAACCAGGATTAAGTGGTACAATGGTCTTGAATCAAGACAACAAACCTATTAGTCAGTTTGTACCTTATGTTCCCAGCATACAAATCATTAGTCAGTTACAACAAAAAGGTTTTGAAAAAGGTTTAAATTACATTTATCCTTTGTTAAACAATTGGTTTCGTAATAACCCTTGGCTTAGTACTGCAATAAATCCTACTCCAATTACTGGTGAGAAAACCAAAGAAGCAATTGAAAATGATTCTATAAAAATGTTTTTAGAGTTAATGGATATCTCCATTGCTGGTGGTTTGTATCAGGAATACAATGGTGTCTATAACAAAAGTACATTCAAGGGTCTTGGAGAGAAAGGATACATGCTATCTCTACTAGGAATGTTTGCCAATAGAAGAACAGTTACTGGAAACTATGGTCAAACAATTACTTTATTTGATAGAGCTATTACTCAGTTAGAAGCAACTAGTACTCAGTTTAATGTTACAGGATTATATTATGATTATAATTCTAATGACCAACTGATTATAGATAACTTTAAGAAGTTAGTAAAGCAAGAGTTTGAAGAAATATGGAATGAGTGGAGTAGTAGAGATGATGTTAAAATTAGACATGAAGGTTACAATGTAATTACATCATACGATGGTAGTACAGACACTGTAAATCCTAAACTTAGAGCTTACAACTTCAATTATCTAAAAGACTTTTTTGAAGTAGAAGAAAATGAATACTCTGATCCTGTTAAAGTATCAACTAGACAAAAACTAAAAGAAGCATTAATAACAGCAGCTACTAATAACTTATCATTTGAAGAAGCTATTGCTCAAAAGTTTTATGATGAAACTGGAGTTGATACAGGAAAAACAGTAAATGATGTTTTATCAGATGAGTTATACAATTATGGTGAAGATGCTGTTGATGATTTTTATGACTATTTAAATTCATTAGATATTGGATTTGATGATTTACCATTAAATGTTTTTGTTGATCGTAAAAGACAAAAGCTTACAGGGTATACTAGAGTAGAAGATGAAAAAAAGGGAACTAGTTATATAAGAGAAGAAAAGGGAACGAAAGAAAGAAAAGAAGCATTCTTGAGAGACTTCCTTTATAATACATGGTTTAACTCTCTATTTGTAAATCAAGTATTTGATGGTAACATTGCAGTAGGTATTAAGAACTTTGTTCAATACTTTAAACGACAAAAGTCAGGAGTAGCTGCTGGTAACAACAATCGTAATGTTACAATAGACGAAAGAGATGATATGTTAACTGTATCATTCTTTAAGCAATTCAATGGTTACTTAAATACTTCTAATCTATCTGCACCAATGACAACAAGTCCTTCAGAGCAATCTGAAGAATTTCCTATTGCAGATGGTCAAGCTTGGAGTGCTATTACTAGAAGAATTAAGAATTATCTAAAAGATGGAATCTTAGTTAAAGGTAGTCAGTTAGAAAAAATTATAAAGAAAGTAAGATACACTACACTAACAGCTGCTGAAATTAAGTTGTTAAGAGATAATGACATTGTATTGAACTCAGATAAACCAGTGGTAGCAGATCCTACTTACTACTTAAAAGATTCTGAACATTACATTAATAGAACAGATGTTAGTTATGTAACTGGTGATCCTGAAGTTATTGGTAAATTATATGATGAATTAGATGGTATCAATTTTAATAATTATTCTCTTGAAGAAGGGGAGACACCTATTGAAAAATATGAAAGAATCATTCAAGAAATTCATAGTTACTTCAAACCTAAAAAAGGTCGTGAGTTTCTTCATATAATGTTAAACTCTTTGGAGTTTCACAGAACAGATGTGACATTTGATGAGAATGTTAGTAAGAGAGGAACTGTATCTCCAATAGTTGTAAACTTACCATTACTAGAACAAGGTATCACAGAAGGTCATCCTTTAATGGGTGGCGAAGTACCTTCAGTAGAAAATGGTTATATTAACTTGTCTTATAACAAAATAGGTATTCCTAGTTCGTTTGTATATGAGCAGGTTAAGACTGGAAATATAAAAGGTACAAATACAGATGCTATTCAGAAGAAGTTATTACTACCTTCTCAATTAGATCCTAAAGAGTTTAAAGAAGTTGGGCAAATGGCTGATAAACAAAATCAGATCATCAATGCCAGAATGCAGTTCTTAAAAAGAAGATTTAAAGTAAATGATGTAGCTACTGTTGTAACAAAAGCAATACAAGCAGGTTTAATAAAACAAGGTGCAGGAACAAATATTTTAAAGTACTACGAGTTACAAGATGGTAAGAATAAGTTTAATATGAACTTACCAATCTTAGGTAAAACTCCTTTGTTTTATTTCTTTAGTATATTCAATAACAATCTATTTGGACCTAAGGTAGCAGGTAAGAAGTTCTTCCACGTTTCTGGAGCAGGTTATAAAGTAGTAGTAGATGATAATGATAATGTTGTATCTAGAACTGATTTAGATGCTAACCCTGAATTATACGAAGGTTACAGAACAAGATATCCTACTGTAAAAGAAGAGTATGATAAAAATGGAAAGTTAACTAGGATAGTCATAGAAGTAATTATACCAAGAGAACTTGCAAGTAGTCCTCAAGAAGTAGAATTCTTCGAAAAACTCTACTCAGAATTTTTAGGTTCTCGTATCCCTACAGAAGCTCACAGATCTTTAGTATCTGCAAAAGTTGTAGACTACATCGATGCTACTTATGGTAACTCTATTATAGTACCTATTCAAGTTCACAAGTGGGCTGGGTCTGACTTAGATATTGACTCGTTGTATGCTGATGTTCAAGACTATTACAGAACAGTTCGTGGTGAACTACTTAAGTATGGTGATTATGATTTATATCGTGCAAAGTATGGTTTGACTTTATCAGAAGCTAAGTTTGTAGAGTACTTACACTTTATGGCTGAAGATCCTGCTTTCCAAGATTTGATAGAAGCAGATATTAAAAAGCAAAGTGCTAACATGGGATATAGAAGATTATCATTGCAAAATATTGCAGGTAACTTCGGTCCACATATTAAAGCTATTTGGGACTTTGATGAAAATCTTATCCAAGGTGATATGATGCAAGTTTCGAATACACTAAGTTTAATGGAGAAGCTTGTATCTGTGGTAAATGTATTAACAGAGTATGGACTACCTAGTACTAAAGAAGAGCTTTATGAGTTCTCTGTAAAAGAAGGTACACCAGTTACACCAGTGTTACAGAATGAAATATTAGACTTAAAGATTAAACTATTATCTAATCCAAAAGTATATGAGCGATTTATCAAAAATGCAAACTCTGCTCAGTATATTAATCAGTATTTATCAGATAGAGAAATAGTAAGTCAGGTTACTAAGTTTAAAAATATAGATAAGGCAAATCCATTCTTACCACAAACTATTGGTAGAATTCGTGCCATAAATAATGGATCACAAGATTCTGTTGGTGCTAATGCTAATCAGAATAAAGCAGCAGCTTTGTTATCTTCTTCAAAAGTTAAGTTAACAGATCCTTATACTTTCAAGTTTAAGTATAATGGTAAGAAGATAGATACTAAAAATCCTTTAGAAAATGCAGTAGAACTAGTAGGTGGTGCGATTAGTATGTCAGTGGATGATCCTAGTCATCAAGCTTTAGGTCCATTAAATATTAGCAGAATCAACAGCTCTTTAATAAATGCTCTTTACATTTATGGATACCCTCCTCAATTTGCTAGACTAATTAATTCTGTTGATATATTCAGTAATTTAATCAACAAGTTTAATATTCAGAATGATCCAAGTTATTCTAGAACTGGATTCTTCAAAATAGGATTTAGTACATTTTTAAATAACGAACTTGGTTATTTGATAACTGAAAACTTTACAAGACTACAAGAGCTTGGTCTATTACAACCATCTGAAACATCTAAGAAATCAGATTTTGAAATTGATCATTCTAAGACTACTATATCATTTAAAGATATTCAAAGTGGTACAGTGTTGAGATCTGATAAGCCATCTGATTTTAATATTTCTGTTTCAGTTAAAAAGGGAAGAAAAGAAGAAATACTTCCTGATGATTTAGCAGGTATTGTTTTACTATCTTTTTATAATAAGATGTTAGCAGTTGGTAATGCTACTTCATTTAAAATATCAACAGTTACAAATGTCTATAAGCAAATTAGACCATCGTTTGATAGCTTAACTAAAATAAAAGATGCAGTTAAGTTTATCAAAAACAATGAGATGTTTGAAAATGCCACTGATATTTTAAAAGACAATCCATCATTAAGTACATTAGCTGAAGTGGCTATACCTGATATGATTGATAAGTCTAAGCAATTACTATTAGATGAAACTAATTTATTCAAAGCAATCACTGGTTTATTTGCACAAGATAGATCTGTTAGTCAAGAGGTTGTAATTTCAGAATTAAAATCTGTATTAGCACTGACTACTTTAGGTAAGTATGCTGAAGATGTAGTTTCAAAAATGGATAAAACAAATCCTACAGTAGAAGAAACATTCTTGAAACTTTTAACTGATGCAATGACTTCAGAATATTGGTTGAATAATACTATTGAAAATGATTTGCTTTATCTACAAGAACTATTTCCTAATAACGAATTTTTAAATTCACTTGTTCTAAAACCAGCTACTTATAAAGGAGAAGGAAGTGTAGAAGTATTAAGTTCTATTGCAGGAGATAAAGTATCACCAGAGTTACAAGAAAGATTGATTAATGATTTTTATCAATTAGTTTATGATAATGATAATGATATACATGAGAAAGCAATAAAACTTGCAGTTCATGGTATTGTAAGAGATGGTGCTATGTCAAGAACAGGTGGATACTTAAAAGTAATTGCACCTGATTTGTTTAAATACATTAGTGGTAGATTAGATCTTATTCAATCTAAACTTTATAGTATTGATAACAGCAGTGCTGATAACTTAGAAAAATATCTTAGAGGTTTAGATGAAATGTTTTCAGAGATCTATTACATGGATAAGTCTAAGGGAATAGGTGAAACATCTCAGAAAGCTTTAGAGTCAGTTCTTACAAAGCTTGTATCTGTAGTAACTAGAAATGCAACAAGTAGTCCTAGTATTAGAATGAGTTTTTATAAACCAGTTGGTAAAGATAAAGGTAAGTTTTCTCCAGGTAAATTCTCAGATATAGAACTTAGTTTATTCAGATCGATTGTAGATAAGATACTTCCTAAAAATTACAAATACGTATATGAGTTTAATGTTGATACAAATAAAACCATTCCTGCTAGTAATTTAAGAATTACACAAGGATTAACTGAATCTAAAACTACTAAGTTTGAGTTCTGGAAAGGTGATGAAAGAGGAGAGTTATACTTTGATTTAACAGATGTACCTCAAGACTTTAAACAAGAAACAGATAGGTTATTAAAATCTCAGGGTATTTATCCTACAAGAAAAGGAGAGTATGGATTTCCTTTATATCAAATTAATAGTTATGAAGGTGGTCAGCTATTTATATTAACTGAAATTGATGGAAAGCCGTTTAATAATCAGTTCTTTGAAAACTTATTTACTGCGTACCAAAGCACAGAAGACTTTAACTACTTACTACGAGGTAATACAGCAAAGTATAAGATAGTTGGTAGACAAGGATTAGATAGAATTCTTCCAAATGCATTTTCGAATAAAGCAGCAACTGAAATTAGAAATGGTGTATTAGGATATAAAAGTATTACTTCAGAAGTTTCTTTACCATCGCTTCCTTCATCTGCTCATATTCTTGATCAAAGTAGTTATATTAAAGTAGATAGTGGTATAATTGCAAATAGAATGAGAGGTCAGAATTATTCATTGAATGGTGAGAAGATTATGGTTACTAGTACTATTGAAGAGTATAGTGTACCAGCAGGAACTTCTAAACTTTATGTGAATGGTAAAATCATGACTACAGATCAAATGAATCTATTTGCAAACAAGTTAGGATTTTCTTCATTTGAAGAAATGCAAGTTGATCCTAAAATGAAAGAGTGGTTATCACCTGCTAGAAAAACTAGTACAATGTGGCTTGTTTCATATACTAAAGGTAAACCAACTGCAGCTAATAATGCAGCTGCAATTCAAAGTCCTGAAGTAAAAGCTAAAGTAGACAATACTGTTAAGTGGAATGATGTTAAGAATTTACCAGTGTACTCTGATAAAGGTGTAATGGTAATGAGAAAAGGTAATCAGATAGAACAATTTGGTAATCCTTTTATTGGTAGTAAGAGACAAGGTAGAACTGATGTTGTAGATAATAAGACAGCATTTGGAACTATTGCAGAAGCATCTCAAGCATATAGAGATTGGATTGCTGGCAACAGAGAGTGGCCAGGTAATTCAGAAATTAGTAAAGAAGATGGTATTAAAAGAAGAGCTTGGATCATTGATCAAATTAGATCAGGAGCTCTTGATGGTAAAACATTCCTTTACTACGAACCTAAATCTGTAGAGCAACTGAATGGTACTATGGTGAAAGGTGGTTACTTCTCTCATGCTGATGTACTTGCTAATTTTGTAAACAATAGAGATAAGAGTAAAACAACTGGGCAATCAGCTAATCGTAAAAAAGGATTTACAATTTCAATTGATAAGAAAGGCAAAGACCAAGGTAAAGCTAGTTTAGCTAATCACTTTATTGGTTATGGTAAACCAAATACAAGTACTTTCCAATATGAGCAAGATGCAAAAAGTCAAGGTATTCCTGTAAACTACGAAGGTGTAATTGATGAAAATACTATAGCTTTTGTTAGTGTAAATGGTAATCGTGTTGCTACAGAAGATGCAATAGAAAGTACTATTGAAAATGCAAGAGAAGTGTTAGAATCAGGAGGTACTGTTATAATGGATTCTACTGCTGATGCAAATAGATCTTGGAATGTAGAAGGAGAAGCTTTAGTCCAAGAGGGATTAGGTACACCTTCAGGAAAAACTTCTAAAGGATATAACTATTGGGGACGTAATCCTGAAACTACAGCTCCTAATACAATGACACTTCGTGATGGTAAGTCATATAACATTACTCAAATAAATAGTAAATTATTAGGAGAACTAGGATACAGTCCTTCTCAAGTTGGTGAAATATTAAAAAAATTATGTTGATATGGCTAATTGCCCAAATAAAAGTTCAAAAGAGTGGATTAGACTTGTAGAAGTTCAAGGTCTTAAAATGGCTCACTATCTATGGGACAAGCATGAAGGATCTGTCCCTGAGAGTTATTACACTTCACTAAATGATCAATTAATAAATGGTTTTCTAAAAGACTTTGGTATTGATGCTGTTGAGTATCAGAATATACAAAAGGAACTAAACATTAATGCATATACAGCTTCTGATTTAGTTGCTAAAATGATTGCATATAATAAAGGAGAATCAATTACTTCAGAAGTTGCATACTTTGCATATAAAATGTTAGGTAAAGAAAATGATAAGTTAGCAAATGATCTTAGATACGCTATTAGAAAATGGGATAAATTTAAATCTAGATGGAGATTTCATGCTACAAGTAATTCATTTAGAAGTGGTTGGATTAAAGATAAAAATAAGTGGGCTAGAACAATTAATGACTTAGTCATTGTGGATTTCTTAAAAGAACATATTGAAGATTATTATTTCAATAGACAAGAATTTGTAAAGAGACTAGACACTAAATGGACTAGTGAAGACTTTACAATATGGGAAAAAATCATGAGATGGATTGAAAACTTCTTGTCAGGATATAAGATACATTTTAAAACAAAAAAACAAGCTGAACAGGATCTTGATGATATAGGTACTTCAATAGCAAATGAAATTCTTGATAGAAATTATGAGTATTATAATTATAAAATTTCAGAAGATGCTGTTAGAAAATATTATAAAGAAACAGTTGAATCTGACCCTAGAGCAAATCAAATATTAACCAGGGCTCAAGCATTAGGTCTAGTATCTACAGGAAGTCTTGCATTAAGAAGAGCAGGTACAGTATACAGAACTCTTGAAGAGTCAATTCACGATTTAGATTTTGTAGTACCTTTTGATTTAAGTTCACCAGATGGTGAGAATATTGATCCAATCTATGATGTATGGAGTGGTCAACCACCTAAAGATAGAAATCAAGTTGATAAATGGTTACAACAATTTAATTGGTATAATCAGTTTAAAGAAGTTTATCCTAATTATAAATTAGTGAGTGCTTTTTATGGTAAAGAACATAAATATGATTTTGAAAGTTTGACTGTAATAGGTGTTATTGATGGAGAGTTTTATGATTCAGATGGTTATCATGAAGAAGAAGTTAGTTTCTATAGAAAAGATCCTGTGACAAAAAAATCTTTTAACGTAAAAGAAAAACAAAGAAGAAAACATAATAAAGGAGACTATATTAAAGGAACTGGATATAATATTGATTTTTTTGTACGACTAACACCTCTACAAGAAGAGCATGAAAACTATTTTAAGTTGTGGAAAGAAATTATGATTGCAAAGTTAAAAATGGGTAGGGCAAAAGACTTTGCTGATTGGAGAGTGTTTGTACCTTATACAAAATCATTAGATTCGTATAACTTTTACTACAAAGAGTTTGCTCATTTTAATTATGAATCTAGTGCAAGTAATTTAATGGAAGATGCATTTGGTGAGAAAAAGACTGTGTATCAAGGAGTTAGTGGTAAAGTAGACAATAGAATGTTTAATTATTATACAACAAGTCAAGAAGAAGCTATGGAGTATGGATCTAATGTAAGAGCTGTAGAAGTAAATACAGCATACTTCCTGCAAGGATATTCTCCTGAGTATACTAATGAGTTTCTTGAGTATAGAAGATTAACAGGAAAATCATTTGATCTATTAGATAATTCTAAAGAAGGATTAGAAAACCAAAAAGAGTTCTTTAGATTTTTAATGAATCGAGGATATAAAGGAATCGACTTTACAAACTACTCAGATAGTAATTATGTAATTGAATTCAAACCAGCAGAAGCTGCTGAAGAAGATATTGAAGATTTAGATGCATGGGAAGGTTTTGGGGAGTGGCAAGAAGAAATTGAAAGAAATAAAACAGATGAATCTGATAATCCATTCTGTTTATAAAAAATATTTAATATGAAAGTATGTCAAATAGGTAGTGCAAAGAAAGCAATACACTCTGAGTTTATTAAAGCAGGTGCTATAAATGGTCGTGGTAAAATTTTAAATCAATCTATTTTATCAGTTATTCATACTAACTTAAAAACGTATCTCAAAGAAGCATATGGTATAGAAAGAGATATTATAAAAAACCATAAGAAAGGTGATATTCTCAATGATATGTCATCAAATATAAGTTGGGAAAAAGAAACATTATATGAGATAGATGCTATTCATGGTATATACTACGAAGCAAATAAACATTACCATAAAAATTGGATGTTAGATAGAACACTTAGTCCAATTGAATTAGTAAGTAAGTACATTGAGTTTGCACCTAATAAGTTAGGTGTTGCTGTTAGATCTGTCAAGAACTTTACACAAGAAGAAGTAGATAAGATAATTGTTGGTATGCAGCAGATGTATCCTCAAGTTCAGGTTTCAAAGAAAGCTGTGAATATGGTAAATGGGGAAGCCATCTACGCTATTTCATTATCTGAAAGACCTATTGAAAATACAACCATACCTACTCAGGTTATACCTGGAGATATGGAAGATCAATATTTTTCAAAAGAACAAGATGTAATACAAGCAGTGATAGAGCCTTTGTTATCAAAATTCAAAGGTGCAACTGTAGAATGGATTACTGAAAAGAAATTAGCTACAATGCTTAAGGAGAATAACAATCTCCAACCATTGATTACTAAAGGTAAACAGATTAATGGTTTTGCATATAAAAATAAAATATACTTAGTAAAAGGTAGAGTAACTTCAGCAACAGCATTAGAAGAAGTGTTGCACTTGTTTGTAGATAGTTTAAAATCTGAAAACAAAAATTTGTTTGACAAACTATTAATCGAAGTACAAACAAACTCTCCATACATAACAGCTACTGTTGACTTAGACTACTCAGACCAAAATGGATTTGATCAATCAACTAGAGATATTGAATCTGTAACAAGAGGTTTAAGAGATGCATACTTTAGAGAAAGAAGTGAAAGACCAGAAGGAATTGAAAGTAGCAGCTTCTTAAAATTAGCTCGTATGTTTTTTAAGTGGTTCGTTGAAAAACTAAACGATGTATTTGATATGGTAATTGATTCACCTCGTGGTGATATTAGTAAGATACCTTTAAATGCAACTTTAGGTGAAGTAGCTGCGTACTTAAATATAAATGATGTAGTATTTACAGGATTAGAAACAACAGGAGTTAGATATAACATTGACCCTGGTACAGAAGAATATGATCCTGACTCTTTAAATCAACAACAAGCAGAAGTGGAAAAGAAACCACTTAAGCAAATAAAAATTGAAAGGGCAGAAGATCAAATCAATAGATTAAAAAGAATCATTATAAGATTAAAAAAAGATCCTTCAGCAGCTTTAATGGTTGCTACAGCTGAGAAATTATTAACTAATACACAGGAGTATATTCAGTTATTAGAGAGTGATGCTCAAACAGTATCTGTAACTAAGTTTGTAGGTAGTCCATTATTCCCTGAATCACTATCTGAAAAGTTTTTAAAGTTTCAACAGTTTGGTACATTCTTACATGCTTTCATGGAAGACTTAATGCTTACAGCTCTTGAAACAGGATACACACCATTACAAATTTTAAATAATAATCCTGGATACTTTGCTAGTTTCTATGAAGAAAATAGTGATTTGATCAACATAGAAGGATTAGATGAGAAAGGTAAAGTAGTTGGTAAAATACTACAAGAAAAGCTATCTGATGATATTATTAATATTGTAGGTATTGTCAATGAGTCTTTTAGTAAAGGTGAAGTTATTATTCCAGAGATTACAATCTATGGTCTTGACTCTATGGATAGAGTTGTAGATGGTCGACTTGATTTTATCATCATTAGAAAAGATGGTAGTGTAGCAGTAAAAGACTTTAAAACAACAAAGTCTAATGTACCAATGACAAGGTATTCTCATAATGCAATTTTTAATCAATACTTTAGTACAGCCTTATCAGATGGTGTTCATCCAGCATTTCAAAGATTTCCTGGTAGAAGTAAAGCTAGTGGATTCTTAGCTCAGATTGGAGCTTATAAAAGAATACTAGCTCAAATGGGAATTCAAAGTAAAGGTGATTCAATTATTAATATTCTTTATTCTCCTGAGAAATCAAACTATTATGCTAGTAAGGATAATAATTTTGTGTATGATAGAATGTTTGTTGCAGAAGTTCCTATTGAAGGTGAGTTTGGTTTGATTACTAGATTAGATGAAAATGGTGTACCTACTAATGAAGTTAATCCTTTGTACACACGAGTATTGCAAGCATTGTATTCATCAATACCTGTTGAAAACGAAGGAAGCTTTGATGATGCTGTAAACAATGTAGAAAGAGATCTTAGTGACATTGCAACAATCCCTGCTGAAAAAGTAAAATTGATAATTGAAAAATTAAAAAATCAAATTGATACACAGCTACGTCAAATAAATGATGAGTTAGGTAGAATGTCTGTTAACAAGGCTGATGAACCTAAGATAAAAGAGCTTCGTGAAAGAAAACAGCTTATCAGAGAAACAAGAGATTGGTTTGATAAAACTTTTAGAGAAGGTGAAGAAGTAAAAAAATTACCAGATGAATTAATTTTAAAAGGTGTATTAGATAAAACAAAACAGTTAGCTAAAAATTTAAGAGATAGTTCTGAAAAAATAGCAACAGAAGAAAACTTTAAAACAGCTCTTACTAAATTAGGTATAAGAAATAAACAATACAATGATCTTAAAAGTTTTTTACTAGACTTTAAAGATGCGTTACTTGCAAATGTTAATGAAGACAATCCTGTAATTAGAGAAATCAATGAATCAATAACTATTATTGAGAAAGGTCAAACATATTTCTTAGATCTAGCATCGCAGCAGTTTAGTGAAGTACTTTTATCATTACCTAAAAAAAATGTGGAGGATATGCTTAAGTCTGCTGAATTAATGTATGAGCATGAAAAAGAAAAGCTTGAGAGAATAGTTGCAGGTGATGCTAGTGTATTTGCAAAAAGTAAATTTGTTCTTGGCAAAGTACTTAGAAAAATAATAGGTAGTCAATCTTCAGCAACTGCTACTACTATTACAGATGCCATGAAAGAAGAAGCTCAAAAGAAACTAGATAAAATAAATTACTTCTTACAGTATAAAACTTTTGATAAGGAAATGATAAAGGACTATGTAGATAACATTATACATAATCCTGAAAGTGGTTTTTATTTAGGTTCTACTATTTTAAAAGGTTTTGGTAGTTTAACTGGTGATGACTTTAGAGCATCTTATGGTAACTCTGAATTAGCTATTACAGCAATGGCTAATTACTTTGTTAAGATGACACAAGAAGCAAACATGAGATTCTTTGATAGAATGGAAAAGATCAAAGTAGGATCTTTAACTAAAAAGTTTGCAAGCATGTTTGGTAGTAATCAAGCAGCTAATGAAGCAATCAGTCAAGTAATTAGAGTCAAGAACTTTGAGACAGGTGAGTACGAAGATTATCTGTCATTTAGAGGACCAATTGATCCTTTTTATATAGAAAAGATAGATGAGTTTGATTATAAGCTATCACAATTTGCCAAAGAAAGACAAGCAATTAAAGATTCTAATGTGTCTGATGACAAGAAGAAAGAAGAGTATAAAAAATTAGATGAAAGGAAAAAAGAATTAAGGAAACAGTATACTAACTATTTAGTAGAAAATAGTAATCCTAAATTAGTTCCTGAGTTATACATGCTTGAAGTTTCATTACCTGAAGAAATTTATGAGCAAATTGAAGAACTTAATACTAAGATTAACACTATTAGAGCAAAGGCCAATAATAAAGATTGGAATATTGATGAGTCAGGTAGATTGGAAATTAAAAGTTTAGAATATCAAATATCTAAATTAAGAAAGCAAGCTATCAATGATGATCCAACTCTTCAAGAGATATTTAAAAAACGAGATGAGTATTATGAGTATCATGTAAATGATGGTGGATTTGAGTATGCTAGAAATCAAGTCTTAAAAGAGTATGGTGAGAATAGTAAGGAGTATAAAATTTGGTTAGATTTAAATAGTGATTTAGTTCCTAACCCTGATTGGGTTAGAGACTATGAAGCTTTAATGCAACAAAGAAGAGATATATTAAGTAGCATAGGTGATCCTTACTTAGATGAGTTGTATGAAGAAAGAAGAAAGCTAATGTCTAAACATAGATTTGTTAGTAGATATAGTAGTACTTCAATATACAATCCTTTGTACATGAGTGAAGAAGACTATGAAGAGTTAATGGAAATTGAAAAAGAAATTGCAGCGTTTTATGAAGAAGATTCTGGAGCATTTTCTGCTTTATCTTATGCTGATAAGAAAGAGCTAAGAAGGATTAAAAATGAAATGGCTAAAATAAAATCTACTCAAAATAAACCAGAGTTTGATAAGGAATTAGATGATAGGATTAAAGAACTAATTAGAATAGATAATGAAATAGGTGTTATTACAGATCCTGATGAAATCAGCAAGTTGAAACAACAGTATGCAATTAAAGAACAAGAGTTTAAAATTTGGTATGATCGTAATAACACAGTTAAATATACGATAGGTACAATAGCATCAAAAGGTAAAGTAGATTCAGCTCCTCGTAAGTTTAATACAATGGCTGTACCTACAGATCCTAACTTGATGATTAGAGTACCTAATTCTTATTACAGAACTAGAACTTATAAACCTGCTGCATACAATCCAGAGTACAGTCCTACTTTAGAAAAAAGAAGATATGGACAAGGTGGATATCCTAGTCCTAAAGGAATTATGTACAATAAAGAAACAGGTAGATTTGATATTGCACCAAATGCTAAGTGGGTAAATCCTAAGTATAGAGAAATGGCTCAGAATAAAGAAGTGCTAGATTTCTTTAACACATACATCATGGATGAATACTACAATAAGCAAGTAGATATGTCAGCAAATAAGCTTGGCTTCTTCTTCCCAGGAGATACACAATCTGCTTATGATACATTAATGACTGATGGTTTAGAAGGAGCTAAGAGAGAAGCTAGAGAATGGATTAATAATAATATTGTATTTGGTGGTTCTAAACTAGATGAAGCAAGTAACAAGTATGGTATTGCAGGACAGCACAGAATTAGATTCTCACATAATTATAAATTACCAGCATCCTTAGGAACTAAAGATGGTATCAATGCTGTTTTAAAGTGGGGTATGCAATATGAGATTTATCAATCTATGGAAGAAGCTAACTTAGCCATATCTCCTGTTATTGAGTTATTGAAAGATATAAAAACAAAAGTACAAGGCAATGAGGTTGCAGCTAGACAAATTGATAAAGTAATTGAGATCTTTGAGTTTGAGCAAAACAAGTTTGTATATGGTAAAACATACGATGCTCCAGACAATGCAGAAAAAACATTTGCAAGAAGAAAACTATTCAGACAATTTATGTCTGCAATTAGTTGGGGTCGTTTAGCATTTGATCCTGCAATGCAAGGTGGTAACTTAGTGTCTGGTAATGTTCAGATGTTCTTATCTACTCAGGGTGATAGGGGCTTAGGTACTTGGAAAGATTGGGCTTTTGCAAAACTTCAAATGTATGGTAAAGATGGTTTCTTATACAATGTAATATTAGATTGGGGTAAAGTAGATCAAGTAAGTCTATCTACAAAAATTCTTAGATACTTCAATCCTACTATGAACTCTATGGATAAGGTGTTAGCTACTGCTAATAGAAGTCTTAGTCAAAGATTATTGAATAGAGCATTTTCATTTGGAGATTTAGCATATGTAATTCAGGATAAAGGTGAGATGGAAATTGCCATGAGTACACTACTCAAAAATCTGAGTGCACATAAGTTTAATGTATATGAAATGCAGCCTGATGGTAAAACTAAAATGTTGGATCAAAATGGTAATCCTATACTCAAAAAAGATCAAGAAGGTAAGCTTGTTACTGTAAGTGCTTATGAAGCATTAGTTGATTCAGGTCTAGCTACTCCAGGAATAAGATATGATGTTGCTATGACTATGGAGGATTTAGAAGCTATTAGAAATAGAACTCATCAAGAATACTTACAATACCAAGGTAACTATGCAGATCAAAATCAAACTAAAATTGAAAGTAGTATGTTTGGGGTCTTGCTTATGTTCTTCCGTAAGTATCTAGAACCATTTATTGAGAATCGTTTTAAAGGTGCTTTTGGTATAGGTGATCCTAAGAACTGGGTAGCAGGTGATATGCAGATGGGTTGGTGGACAGCGTTCTTTAAAATCTTTGGTGATAAAGGAATGCTGCAAGGAGCTTCTCAGTTATTGCCAGAATTCTTATCTACTAAGATTGGTGGTGCTAAATACAATGAATATTACAAATCAAAAGCTGGCCAAGTAAGAAGAGAAATCTTATTTGCATTCTTAGCAACATTTGCATATGTGTCATTGAGAGGACTGTTATATGGAACAGACGATGATGAGGATAAGGACAAAGAATTAACGTGGGCTCAGATGAATAGTATGAGACTCATGGCCAAGGTTGCAAATGAATCAAGATCAATGGTTTGGATTCCTTACATAGGAAAAGCAGATGATTTTATTTCTAACTTTGCTACATTTACTTCAGCATTTAACGAAGGTAAAACAATATCTAAGTTAGTAGAGAACACTGGTTACTATTTAAGTTATGAGTTATTTGATTCAGAATATGCTCACAAACGAGGATACTATCAAAAAGACTCTTACAGATATGAAAGAGATACCCCTAAAGCAATTGCTAACATGTTGCAATTAAGTGGTATAGAGAATGCTTTAGACTTCTTTGAACCAGAGTTTGCAGTTAAAAAACAATTCCGCAAGACTGATTAATAAAATAAAAATTAGTATATTATAGTATGGCTAAAACTAAATCAAGTAGTAGTATAGTTAAAAGATTCATTAAGAAGGCTAAAGTCAGAAGACCAGGGGTTCATTCTAAGAAGAAAACCAGTGGCCTGAAGACTAGCAAGAACTATAAGAAACTTTATAACAGACAAGGCAAATGACACCCACTGATAAACAAAACTTATGGAATGCTATCCTTAAGCTAAATAACAAACCCTACATAGGAAGTGGTTATGAAGCTTATAATGATGTAAAGAACCCAGCTCTTAGAGGTGGACTTTACAATTGGAAGTATAGAGACATGAGAGATCTTTATGAGCAACTTGTAAAGTATTGTGAATTAGGGGAATCTGAGGCATTGTGGAGAGTATTGCTTAAATACAAAACTAAAATCTATCCAGCATACCTTAGAAAGTTATATCAAGCTTTGACTTGTGGAGGAACTACTCCAGTTACAACTGTAGGAACTCAAGTGTGGAGTACCAAGAACCTTAATGTTTCTACTTACAGAAATGGTGATCCTATTCCTTTTGCAACTAATCAATCAGAGTGGGATAGCTATGCAGCTTCACAAACAGGAGCATACAGGTATTATAATGATGATCCTACTACTGAAGCTATTTATGGTAAATGGTATAATTCATATGCTATGCAGGATCCTAGAAACTTAGCTCCTAGTGGTTATCACATACCAACTTATTGGGAATGGGATGTATTAAATAATTATTTAAATAGTCAATCTCAATTGTTGTGTGGATTAAAGAATGTTTCATTAGGAGTGTGGACTGCACCAAATACAGATGCTGCTAATTTATATGATTTTGAAATAGTACCTGGTGGTGCTATTTCTCCTACAACTGGTGGTTATTCTATAGGTATTTATGCTTATTATTGGACATATACTTTAGACCTTGCTAATCCACTTTATTCTTATTTTAGTTATGATGGAAATTGTTCTCCTAATGGTGGAGTTACTACTTTAGGTAATGGACTTACTGCTAGAATAATTGACAATGATAGCTTAGTAAGAGGTCAGTTATTTGGTGGAGGTATGTTACTTGAAAATACTGGTACAGAAGGTATTACTGGATACAATGATGTAGGTGTCCCATATATTGGTGCTGATGTTTGGGGGTGTGATGGAATAATTATAGGTGCAAGTGATCCTCAAAATGGATATGCTAATACACAGTTAATGGTTTCTAACGCTTGTAGTCCACCAGTTGATTATATTGCATCACCTAGTATTTATACTTATGGATATAATGATTGGTATATACCAGCAGTTGATGAAGCATTAGTTCAGATACAACAAGTTCCTGAATACGAAGCTTTATTAGACCCAACTCAATCTTATTGGACTAGTACAGAAGCTAATTCTAATCAAGCATTTGTAATCTATAATCCTACAAATACTCCAGGTGGAAGTAATTGGACAACAAGAGCAGTGAGCAAATCTTTAGGTATTTTATTTTTAGGAATGAGAAGACAACAATTATAATTATGGCAAAAGCAGGACTTTACGCAAACATCCATGCAAAGAGAGCTAGAATAGCTGCAGGCAGTGGAGAAAAAATGAGAAAAGTAGGATCTAAAGGAGCACCTACATCTAAACAATTTAAACAAGCTGCTAAGACAGCAAAGAAAAAATAATCATGGCAAAGTCACCAGCTTGGCAAAGAAAAGAGGGTAAGTCTGCATCAGGTGGACTTAATGCTAAAGGCAGAGCTTCA